TAAAGAAAGGGAATTAAATGTTCCAAATGCAAATTTATACGATTCGGATATCGCATTTATAATTGGATAATTAGCTTTATCGCTATCATTATACTCAAAAACAAACACCTCTCCATCTTCATTATCATCTATAGACGCAAAATACAAAGATACTAATGGGTTTGAAGTTACGTCTAATAATCTTGTAGGTACTCCATAATGTTGTAACAAAGATAACAAGGCAATCGGCAACATATCTGATCGAAATATATGGGGTAATTTATATTTTGCCATTTCTATCAAATTACGCTCCTGATCCAGAATAGAAACATCACAAGAAAATTTTCTACCTCTCCCAATAGACGGAATTAATTCGTAATACTTGTTTGAATGCCCTCTAAAAGCTAATCCTTTATGATGAGTAGCTTTCCACCCATTATTATATACTTCTATATCTTCTTGTATCTTAAATGATTCTCTTATAAATTCTTCAATTGTTCCTATCTCTTTTTCCATAATAATTTATCTCCAAAATGAAACTGCACATTCATACCCTACATAAAATATTTGCACTTCTCAAAATAAAACTGCTGCTCTTTTTCAAAAAGTGTAATCAATTTATCCAGACTTTTTTCTTCTCTATATTCTTTCAATGCCTCCAGATACTCATTTCTATTTGCATCTTCAATCACAACTGGCACAACACCATTCTTCAAGCACTCCCTAAAGAGAATCAATCTTCCCGTCCTACCGTTCCCATCTTGAAATGGATGAATACTTTCGTATCTTGCATGAAACTCAGCCAATACAGAAATATTTGCTTTCTGTCTAAAATACCATTCCATAAGAACATCCATCTCTTTCTCAACATCTTCTGGTCTGACAGTTTGATACATACCTATCATATTAGGACGCTGCTTATAATCACCAATTGCATATCCATTAGCCCTATCCTCAAATACTCCAGACTTTAACTCATAATGAAATTGCTTTATCAAATCTTGCGATAATGCTTCATCCAACGTATCCAACATTTTATTAAACATCAGGAAATGACCATTCATTTCCTCAACATCCTTTGCTCTATAGTAATCGTCCGACTTTGGTAAAGTTCCATTATCAAACAAAGAAGCTGTCTGCTCCTCAGTAAGTGTACTTCCCTCAATCTTATTTGAGTTATAGGCAAGCAGACGCTGCGTGTATGCATACACACCTGATCTGTCAAACTTCTCTCTTTCTATTTTGAATCTTTCCAAAAGAAAATCTAAAAACTTTTTCCCTTTATTCATAATACTCACCGTTCTTGGTCGAATCCATCAAACTAGAATTTCATCTCATGTCTATTATATCTGGAAAAACATCTTCCATATCTGGTACTGATATAATATACACACTCCACATGTTACACTCATTACACCCTATTCTTACCTTAATCCCTTTTGTGACCAATTCTTTCTCTAATTTTAAACAAGCACGTTCACCCTCGCAAAATATTTTTAATCCAGGATGAATTAATATTGCACTTTTAACATTTTCTTTTAAATCAGCCATTTTTCAATTTTACTCCTATCTATAAATCCAGCCTTTTATTGACTTTTTCACATAAAAAGATCTATTATCTGTTATTCTCATAATAAAATGCTCTTAGTATAAGCACATATCTCATTTTAAAGAATCTAACATACCTATTATAAAAAATGTATGCCATAAAGCAACTTATGATAGGCATAAAAAAATATGTACTATTTATGCAAATTAAAAACTTTATCACTGAAATTAAAAAAATCAAAACAAAATATATTGATAAACTTCTTGCCATACCTCCAACTGATTGTTGCTTATCTATTTCTATTGTGGTTTTATTTGATTTTATATAACATGATTTACAATAATTATATATTTCTGAAACAGAATCGTCCGTAAAGACAATATCCAGTTTATCACAAACGGTATTTGTAATAAAATCTATTTCTTTTTGTGATAAAGAAATATGTAAATCATTTGATACTTTAAACACTGGTTTTAATAATTTTCTTCCACTAAATTTTGAACCTAATTCTTGAAAAACCATTCCAATAAAATAACTGATTATTAAAAATTGTAATGAATCATCAGCATCTATTTTAATATGAAAATTAAAAATCGGAAAAATTTTAATAGTAATAAGCAATATAATCATTCCGGTAAGCAATAGTACCATTAGATCATATATTCCTAACTTCTCTAATATTTTATCCATTCTAACACCTATAAAAACAGCATTTCATTTTGAAAACGCACAATATTTTTAAAGCATCTGGATAACTATTCTCCAAATGCCTTATGCTTGTTTTCATATTTTACTGTTAAAATATTCTTGTGTAACTTGTAACTGCTTCTTTAATATTTCCCTCCACATATGAGGACGAATTTCTCCTGAACCTTTTGAAACTTTCGTCAATTTGATATTTCCATCATCATCTATTTTTCGATAGAAATAATGATCCGTATCTTTATACAGTTCCCATCCATCTCTATCGCAAAATCTCTTTAGTTCTTTCCATCTTGGCATTGTAACATATCTCCTATCTTTTCCGGATTATCTATAATCAATGCTTTAAAAATATAAGGGATATGTTTCTTTCTACTGGGACTATGTGAATACATTTCATATTCATTATAATAATCCAAAGCATATTCTAATATAGCCATGCCCATATTCAAACGTGCTTCCTTCTCATCTTTACCATTCTCTACAAGATCAATTTCATTAAGCGATAAAGTAACAGAATTATCGCCTTCAATATATTTCGTGGCAGTAAAATAATATGCTTCTAAAATCTCAGATATTGTTTCCAAATTTGAAAACCACATTTTATCTCGCGTGCGCTTGATAAATTTAGGTTTTTCATGAATAACACTATCACAAACTGCACTCCATTCTTTTCGTACAGTAGTAGCCTGTTCCATCAACATATCTATCATCTCCTTCGATACCTCCATCATAGCAAAAAGTGTACACAATGTCAAGAATGTACACTTTATTATATGAAGATTATTCGGAATTTATGTTGTATAATAGATTTCATCTATTTCATTTTATAATATTTATACCATCTTCTATACAATTCGTCATCTAGACATCTTTCATGAATGTGTTTAGATATCCACTTTTTATAAGAACTGAATGTTTTCAAAAATCTGTAATCACAAATATCATAGGAGCAAAACAGTTTTTTATATGCTCTTCCAGATGGAATATCCAAATAATTCCTCCTCAAATGTCTATTTGCACGTTTTTTCATCCCACGATTATAATCCTTACAACATGGAACCCTCTTATAACTTCTGCTCATATCGTTTTCCTCTTAAAAGCAACATTTTATTGCTAAATTATCAATAAATTTTACTACAATATTTCTGATAATCTTCCCTTGTATATTCATATTTGTTTGCCATACTCATACATACCTCATCTTCCCAAGGATCACAACCTTCATCTTCCAGTGCAGAAAACCAGCTTCCTATCAAAAATTCAATATCATTTAAAATTTCTCGTTCTGTCATTGTTACACCTCCAAAATATATCAATAAAAACCGGATTTCAAGTTGCTTTTATATTATTTTTCATCTTATTTTTAAAACTCTGTTTTTGCATACTGTTTCTCATGCTTGTTAATACATTATACGCCTCTATAAACTGCTTATCCGCATCTGGACTGCCACCCAAATAGTCCATGAGTAAATCTCTTGCAGTATCCAATGCTTCTACTCTAGTCAAATCTTTCCCTCCAAATGAATATCGAATTTCAAGTTACTGTTTCTCATCTTCTTCTAATAAAAATTCTTCTATAAAAACATCGGAATTCTTATCATCCTGTATATAATATTTGTTCATAAATGATTCACCTAAATCAAAGTTCAGGACATATTTTCCATTTGCCAAATCAAAACTCATACCTATCTTTTCTTTTGCTTCATCAATATTTTCAGCAATTACATATCCAGAAGTTATCCATGCTTCATGTATTGTCGTTGCAAGTCTTCGTGAATCAATTTTGCTTTTATCATATAAATCCCAACTATACAATTTATTCATACAAAATCCATACCTTGCATCTTTATTATTCTCGTGCCATAGTAGATAAAATGAAAAATACTTCATCGTTATTTTCATTCAACATATTAAAAAATTCTTGTATGGTCAAATCACCAAGTGTATTTTTCATAACGGATAAGAAATCATAAATTTGTTCCATTTTCTTAATTCCTTCTTCTGTATATCTATCCTTTTTTAAAATCTTCCAAACATTATGTTCTCCCATTAAAATAGTTTCCATATTATTCTTGACCTCTTTTGAAATCAGACATTTATTTGCTCTATATATTTTGCATCGACTTTTGACACTAACCAAACACCATTTTCAGAAAGATAAAACTTAATCCCATCTTGATACATCTGTCCACTATATACTTTCAGAATCACTGGGTTTCCATGACGTTTCCCAACTTTATTTGCAGTTTCAATGTCCTTTGAAAGATGTACATATAAGCGACTCATTGGCTTCAAGCCTTCTTCCATAATAGCTTTTATAAATCTATCTGCAGTTCCATGATACAAAAATTCTGGTGGTTTCTTCTCTTTCAGTTCTACATCTACTGGAACACTATGCCCCTGATTTGCTCGAATCAGCGTCTTGTCTTCATTAAAACTATATCTCTGTTTACAATCAGTTCTAACAATTTCTTCTAATATTTTCATATCCATCTTACGCCCAGTGCTATTTATACCACCAATAAGTTCTTCAACATTTGCCCATCCATGTTCATCAAGAGTAATCCCTGCTGCGTCTGGCTTATGTCTTAATACAAGACTGATAAACACACTTATTTTATCTAACTTTCCCATATGCCCTCCGATAAAATCAAGTTTTCAACTGCAAATAATATTCCAACTGCTCAATCTCTGTCTTAACTTTCTTCATTTCCAGCAACGCATTTATCGCATTATCTTCATATTTCGGTAAATCAATATCCTTTATATATGTACGAAAATAATCTTGAAGTTTTGATAAATGCTTCTTCTTTGTTTCCAATTCATATTCCATTACTTCTCGCATTATATTTTTCTCCATAATACAACTGATAGACTGGCAAAACCAATCCACCAATCATACACTATATATTTCTCTTTACATTCAACACATTCATTAACGCTTCTTGTAACACTCTTGAAACATTAATTCCAGCATGTTCAGCTTCATAATTGAGCCAACTAGGAAGTGCCACATTTCTCCTAACAGTTTTTGTATCTATTTTTCTTCTGTATTCTCCCGAATCAATATCAACGTAGGATAAAATAGTTTCTCCATCTTCTGAAAAAGTTCCTTTTGTAATATCTAATGTATCAGACGGTTCTGGGATTTCCTTTTTATGATCTTCCAATGTAACACACATTAATTCCATTGCATCTCTTGCCATTTCTATAGCATTTTTCATATCTTTTCCTTCAGTTAAAACCTCTAAATCAGGAACTTCAACTAATATACAATCTTTTGTTTTCGTAAACAAAACCGGATATACTGCTTGCATGTCATTTCCCCTCCTATTATCTATTTCTTATATGAATGAGACAGATGATTATTTTAGTCCTCGCCTCTTTAAAATTGCCTTTGCTAACCTCTCTGGTATTTCCTTATGTCTTTCAACTGTTTTAAATTCGTCCTCCTCATACTTATAGATATCGTGATTACTTCCATGATGATCGAAAACAAAACCTCCAGCTTCAAGTTTCTTAATCAAATCTCTTTGTTTCATTAGTGTACCTCCCCATAGCTTCATTATACACACTAATTACACAACAGTCAATATGTTTATACACAAATTTTACACAATGAAATCAATCATTCATTTCCATTTTCTTCTGTTTCTCATTCCAGTACTTATTTACTTCTTCTGAACCTCTAATGTACAATGTTGTATATATTCCTTTATAAAAACAGCCAGGACACAAGCAACCATGATATGCCATACTATCTCTTATAGAATACATATTATGTCCACAATCTGTAAAGAAAAAGGTTCCCTCTCCATGCTTTTCTGGTGTTGTTTGATATGTTGCAAGGTTCATCTATACTTCTCTCCCATGATTATCATTATACCATACACTTCTCTGCCATACCAATCAGATTATTAATCCCGTCAAATTTATCTTCGCCATTCTGTGCCATATCCCAACACTTACTAAGAATCTCTCGAAAATCTTCTGCTTTGAGTGGAATTACAGGACTATTTTTTATTACTGGCTTCTTCCCGTTAGAAATATCAGTGATAAAATCTCCCATATCACAATATAATTTCTTTTCATCTTCTCTTGAAATTCCGATATAGTGAAGAGTTGTATTGCGATCAGAATGTGAAAATATCCCTTGCAATTTGTCTACAGTTGTCACATCATATGGATGAAGTTTAACTGACCAGTATCCAAAATTTTTCCTAAGACTATGAGTCGAAGTCGCATATTGTATATTACAGGCATCTGCCGCTAACTTAAACTGTTTTCTAAATGCTGCAGCATGACTTTGTATTGCTTTCATCATTAGTTCCTTCCAATCTTCTTCAGGATACTCTTCTTTATTTTCTAATAACTGTGACATTTGAGCTGTTCCATAAACAAAACCATTATAATTTTTCATTGGGTCAACACCTGTTTTGTCAATATATAGTTTTAATGCTTCTTGACAAGCTGGACAAATATACAATCTAACAGTCTTTCCTGTTTTCCATTCAACAATATCTGTTTCATCCTTCATTCTTCCATTCTCATAATAAAAATCAGACCATTTCAAATAAAGTGTATCGCTTATACGTCTTCCAAGAAGCAACCCGAAATTAAACACTAAATACCAGTGCCACTGCCCCTTCATCTTAAAATAATCCATCATATTTTTGATATCTTCCATATACCAAAACGGATAAACTTCTGTCTTACCTGTTTGTTTAGTCTTGTTTCCCATATCTTAATCCTCTCTTTCAAAAAATTTCCTTTATACTATATTTCTACATTCAAAAAGAAAAAGCACTAACGATTTCCGCCAATGCTTCTCAAACCACTCCAAATTATCAATAATGATATCTACAAGCAAATACTATTAAATTGTTTCCTTCCACCTGATAAACCAATCTATGTTCATCCAGATGCCATACAAGAATTATCGGTGTTAGTTTCCTCTCATCCCATTTGTTTCTCAATCTGTTTAAATGTTTATGTGTCCTCATCCCTTGATATCTGGCGTCCACAAAGCATAGAGACAACGGAACAACTGCACTCACTGTAATTACTCTTTGATTCTTTCCTTTTCCAACAGTCATAAGTGGCTTGATATTTGCCACTATGTCATTAAATTGTTCCATCCTCCTTGTTTCCTCGTTCATTGCCACTACTGCACTCATACTGAAACCTCCTTAAATATGTAATTTTTTATATAATAAAAAGCATCTGGATTTTTTATTTTCCAAATGCTTCATTATCAACCACTTATTCACTTATCTATTCTTCAATTTCTACGATAGATAATTTATATTTAATGCGCCTATTCTCTGTTGCTGGTATCCTAAATACATCCTCATCAATCTCTAATACAGTCCAATCATCAGTATATATTTCGCCATCAAAAACCTCAATCCTTAAGAATCCAGGTAAATTTTCAATATCGCCAGATGCAAATTCTCTTTTTTGACGTTTCATAACCCTCACCTAACTTTCTAATCCAAATTACCGAATACATATTGAAAAATCATCATAAATTCCAGCCGACACATCCTCGCCAAAAGAATATTGTTCCATAGTTTCTTTTTCAAATCTATACACTGTGATCATCTCTCTTGTGGGATCTACAATCCAATACTCTCTGACACCTGCTGTCCGATATTTAAACAACTTTGTAAAATAGTCCATGGGTTTATTCCCAGGAGAAACAATTTCAATAATCCAATCTGGAGCACCATGACATCCTTTGTCATCCAATTTAGAAGAATCACAAGTTATTGAAATATCAGGCTCTAAATAATTTGTATCATCTTCATTCAAAAAAACAGCGAACGGAGCAATATTGACCTCGCAATCTCCGTTGTTAGAGTCTATATAATCTGCGATTTTTCTACTTAACGAAAGCAATAACTGCTGATGTGTCCTACTTGGCGGAGCCATATAATAAATTTTTCCATCAATCAACTCAGCTCGTTCCCCATCTGGTAGCGCATAAATATCATCTATCGTATAAATTTCCTCTTTTCTCAATGTATCCATCATTACACCTCCGTTCTTGTTTCTATTATAAACAATATTCATAGAAATAACAATCGCTTCTTCTTACTTGAATATCTAATTTTATTGCCTAATCAATCCATTCAAAAGTTTTATTATAAATTTTTTGGGTTACTTCCTGTACCTCTTCCCTTATTTTTTCAACATCAAGTTTATCTTCATTCATTCCTTTTTCTATTTCAATAATTAAATCCCTACTCTGTACATCTAATCGCTCTTTTGCTAAAGATTTTATTATTTCATTAATAGTTTTCTCCAAATCATCCGATTTACAGATAACTTCAGCATAAGTCTCCCCATTTTTATTTGCTTCCCAAGTTAAATAATCTGATAATAAGTCATAACAGTCTCTCTCATATAGCCAAATATTACTATATCTTAAAATATATTTTCTGTTCAAATTAAATTTTCTTATCCATTTTGAAAATTGTTCAACGCATTTTCTCCGTTGAGTGGCACTTACATTAATGATTTCTTTATCACTTAAAAAATATGTAAATCCATTAAATTCAAATTCACATATAATCTCTTCTTTAGGAACAATACGATCACAATACATCAAACTTACATCATCATAATTAAACAAATAATATTTCATTCTACATCCTCCATATAGAACAACTTGAAACTTAGATTTCAAGTACATTTAACAATAATACCTGATTTCCCCAAACTGTTCACACCATTTATCAATAATCAAATCGCCATTGGCTTCGATATGTCTCATAATATTTTTCAGCATCTTGTTTGGAATTTTAGAATTATTATTGCACAACAAAGTCTTTCCAGTTGCAGTTATCCATATTTTTGTTGAATTAGCAGATGCTTTACCTTCAGAAACATGGACATGGATAGGTTCTGTTGGATTGTTTTCGTTAGACCAAAAATAAATCACAAAAGAGCCAATCCTAAAAATTTGAGGCATTTGTAATACCTCCTTCTTGAGAAAATTCAATGATTAAATGTGCATTGTTGTGAACTAATTTCTTAAAATATTCTATCTCAGCATCAGAATAAGCATATATATCTTCCCATTTGTATTCTGGCAACCAGCATGTCGCATGACGGAAACAAACTTTTTCATCTGGTGTTTCAATATATACTTTAACTGATCCATCTGGTTTCATTTCAGAATGTGTAATTTCTGTATCATCATTAAGCGTCATATATGGATACATCATAATATTTATCCTCCAAATTAAATTATTATCTGATGCATATATTATACACTACTTTCTTTGACTTGAAAAGTATAAGACAAGTGAAATCGCATATACAGCGTTCCAATAAATCAAACGGTATCATTTGACTGAATACCGTCCGTGTTAAAACTTTTTTACTTCAATATGTACTTATTATCCCGCTTTTTCTCACAGATCCCTGTTGCCTGTATTAGCGGTCGGAAAAGTTTTTCTGATTGATTTTGTTTCAATCTAGCGGTTATTATTCTTTACATTGCATCCCATAGCAGATTTTAAAGAGTAATTCCTATGCTATACCAGGCACTTTTCTAGCCTCTAATGCACTGTATAAGCTGCACGTCTCCATCAAGTCGCACTACTGCGCCGTGTTCCCGACTGGTCTAATTCCGTGGAGTAGGTTTTATCCGACAAAACCATATAAACCGGAGAATATCATTCTCTATGTATAGGAATTTGTAACGTGTCCTAATTCACGATCAATTTCTAATTCGGATTCGTCTCAAATTGATAAAGATATATGATACCCAGGGATACAAGCCGTGGTGTCCAGCTTATACCAGTCTGCTGATTATATGCTATGATATAATCAGATTCGGTCTTCTTTCAATCATATTCCGTAAACGAGACTATTTTATGATCACCACCTGTTTCTATTTAGTTTTCTTGTTTTAAGGAAAATTGACTTGAAATAGTCCAGAAAGTGTTGTAGAATATAATAACACTATGGATTTTCCAAGTGGCTTGAATGGCAGCTTATTACTTTCTCAGGGTAGGAGCTGCTATTCTTACTTTTCCTCTGATTGATTTTTTTCATATTGGATTTCCGTTTTGAATCTTCCATCTGCGTATGCTTTCATAAATAATTCCATTACGGTATTCATAGGAATATTATTTTTAGCACAAGCAACTTTGAAATCCTGTATGATGTTTTCATCAATAGAGGTTCCAAAAGTTTTTTTTGCCATTTACTTTATCTCCTCTCTTGATATATCCATTATACTAAATAGATATATGATTGTCAACTAGATTTCTATATTTTGTTTAAAAATATTTATAGTCACTATAAAAGGCACTAACGAATATTTCCGCTAATGCCTTCTAACTAGCGATATTTGTTTTAAATTTATTCTTCTGTAAAATACTTGAGTAATTCAATATACATATCCTGTGCAGATAAACAAGTATCTATCAAATATCCACGCTCATTCTCAAACTCTTTTAATCCTCTGTAATAATAAAGTTTATGCCGTTCATCAACAATGAATGGAATTATGCTATATTTCAAACATTCTTTAAATATTATTAAACGTCCTACTCTGCCATTACCATCCTGAAACGGATGTATTTTTTCAAAATGATAATGAAATTCTACAATATCCTCAAAAGTAACAGTTTCCTTCTGTTGATACTCAAATAGTAATCGTTGCATTTCCTTTTTTACTCTACTAGGTGGAGTGGTTTTTGAATCACCTACCATATTAGAACGTTGTTTATAGTCTCCAACATTAAACCATTCCAAACGGCTATCTGATGTATTAGATTTCAATATCTGATGAATTTTCTTTATTACATTTTCAGTTAATACATCTTCTGCACAGTCTAAAATATAATCAAAGCACTGAAAATGGTTTACTGTTTCTATAATATCATCTATATTAGCAGGCTCTTTCTCTAATCCTATAGTATTTGTTTCATAAATATATCTTGTCTGATCCTCTGTGAGTTTACTTCCCTCCATATGATTAGAATTATATGCAAGTTTTACTTGTGTCTGGTGATAGATTCCACCCTTTAATCTAATTTGTTTCTCCTCCTGCAATCGGTACAATAATGTAGTTTTATCAACTTCTTTTTCCATCTCCATAATATCTCCCGGTTGACAGTTTAGAAAATTACAAATATCCTCAATCACTTTCATAGCTATCGGTTCATTTTTTGATAATTTTGCAAGGGTGGCAGTAGAAACTTTTATATTTTCTCTTAACTCTGTTTTTGTAATATTCCTTTGTTCCAATATCCCAAATAGTTTACTGTAAGAAATCTTCATTTTTTCACATCCTTTCCACCCCTTAATTATATCATATGCATTTATCATAGTAAATATACTTTTGTAGATATTTATTTTTCTAAACATATTCTTGAAACGATTCTTTCATTGCCTCTATACAACTATATGTTCCACTGTAAAATCAATTTTAAAACCTCTTTCAATCAGTTTTTCCACATATTTATTAGCTTCTCTTTCCGTTTTAAATTGCTTTGTAAGATTGCAAAGTGAAGTATGTTTTATTCTTCTACTTGTTAATTTGACTAAATAACTGTCTCGATTTCCAATCTTAATAGCAAAATAATCGGTCAATTGTTCCTTTGTTTTCTTTTCTGGTTTTACTCTGAATTCAAACTTTTCATTGTAATATTTCAGGCAAATATAAATTCCTTCTTTTTCTGTCCTATTCTTAATCCGTCTCTGAGCAACTTCCAAAAAATCCCTCAAATTGTCACTTGAATTTATTTCAACACGATTTTCTATAGTGTTATCCATTTCTTTCCATATACTGAAATATCCATACATACCCATAAAGAAATAATCCTTTTTTAATTCCTCTATGGTTTTTGCATTTTTTATCCCACTCTGAAAGAAACGGATCAAACCTTTATCATCAACCCATTTTCCATTTTGCATGAAATGTTCCTGATATTCTCCACCATCACAACATGATTCAATTTCTTTCATGATTTCTGTTTCTGTAGCTGCTATTTGCCTATTGCTTCCACCTATGTATATTGCACTCCATTCTCTTTCCCGTCTCTGTCTTCCGTTTGGAAGCGGTTCATAGACATTGCTACTTCCGCATAAAGTTAACGGAATAATTTTTCCATCAATCTTTAAAAACTGCTTATTATATACGATTTCATAACTCATAAAATTTCTCTCCCCTCCTTACGCCACTTTATAACGTGGATTTATTTTAGTAGCTTTATACATTTTCTCTGTGGCATCCTTTACCATCTGCAAGAATGTTTCCTTCCCTCTGTCATTAACAAACTTTTTCAGCTTATTTAGACATTCTGTTTTTGTTTTTCCGTCACATACTTTCATTCCAGCTTCCGCAAGGGAAATAGAATAACTTCCATTATTGTATCTAATAAACATATCCACACCATATTCTGTAAACGGCTCTGCAATAACTTTTGTCCATCTCAACCCTTCTGGTGTACGTTCATTAATATAAAATTCTTCCTTCTGCACTTCCTTTTCTTCTCTCTTTTTTCGTGGATTATAGTCAACTGCTTCTTTAAAATCCGATACGGAAATACTTTCAAGATAAGTTTTTCTTTCCTTATATCCTTTTGGCAATTTTAAACCCGTCAAACATTCAAAAATCTTTATACTTGCCTTATTATCATTATGCAGCCTTGCAATCACTTCTTCCTTACATAAAGGATTGTTATAGTTATTGATACAAACCGCAAGTGTATAATTCCATGTGTTTTGTTGTCCGTAAATCGCAAAGAAAATAGAATCAATAATTTCCTTCTGAAAATCAGGTATTTTTTCAGATTCTTTATGCATCCAGATTTTAAATTTTTTCTTTTCCTCTGCTTTTCTCTGTTCTTCTGCTTCCTGACGTGCTTTTTCTTCCTGCTCTGCTTGTTGTAAAGTTTCTATATTTTCTATATCTGCCTTATCATATGCAAGTATAGATTCCTCTGTATTTAATCCTTTTTCCAGCAAATAGCACACAAAATCATATTGAGTTTTATTTAATTCAAAATACTGTTTTCCGTCTGGATTCATGTATATATATATATAATGTTTTAGGCTTACTTAGTTCTCTATTGCGCTTGTAATACTGATAATTTTCCTCTTTATCTGGATAGCAGCCTTCTAATAGCTTGACGCATAAAAAAGTAGTTGCATTGTAAATGTTTCCGTTATATTTATACAAACGATCTAATTCATTTTCAACTTTTGTTTTCCGTGGTTCCTTTATGCTATCCGTAAAACCTAAATATCTTTTAATTTCCATGTTAGATCCTCCATTTTTCCAATAATAAAAGCAAGTAACATTTCTACTTGTCACTTGCTTAATACTTCTCTTTCTATGCCGTTGATTTGCCTTATTTAAGGACTTAATGCAACGCACATACATTTGTATATACGCTGATTTAAGGCTTTAAATGGGCTTGTATAGACTTATATTATCCAAAAATAATTATTTTTTCTTCATAATTTACTGCTTCACAATTTAAGTATTTACTTCCATCACAATACCACAACTTATCATTAGTATAAAAACTATTCCAATTCCAGCTAAGACCATCTATTATTTCTTTTAATATTTCTCCTGTATCTGAATACTGGATATTCTGTAAACTAATTTTAATCGTATATCCGTTGTTTTCAATCTGTATAAAATTTTTCATTGTATCACCTTTACTTTCTATCCAAAAAAACAGTAGTTTCATTGCCTTTTGTTATGCTCCGTTTTCTTCCTCCGTGACTTGCAACACGGCATAGGCACGTTATAACTATACATTCTTTTTCCTTACTACCCTTTTTCGCAATACTGCACTTCACTGACTTGGCTACAGCTCCGACTAATAAGGACGGTATTGTTTAGCGGTTCCATCTCCGCTCTGAAAACCTTTTTACAAGCCTTTTCCAGTGGCTTTAGTGCCTGAATAGGGAATTGAACCCTATGTATGATACTTGAACCATCCAGGCGATTAGAATTAAAACCATTTTAAAGGTTTCCCAAATATGAATGTCTGGAATACTCCTTTGTTACTCCTTACTTCCTGAATTACTGCAATGTTTTCCATAGTATTATTGTCGGGAAAATTTTTCTCAATAAGTTTTATTAATTCTTCCTTTGTGAATCCTTGATGAGAATATTGATCAATACATCCATCATGCCATTTCAAGCTATCCATTTTCATTACCTCCATTTTGTAGCATAACCTTAATTTATTTAGATTTTTCTTCATTTCTTGATTATAATATAACACCTATTAGACAATATGTCAATAGGTTTTTCGTTATTTATGTAGATTATTCTACATTTTTATTGTATATAAAAAGCAACCATATTTTTAAACGATTGCTTTAAATCTCTTTTCCATCCTTAAATTTGAAATATGAAATATATTCCGCATCTAAAACGCTTGCTATTGTCTTAAGTTCTTCTTGTGTAAATTTTCCCGTTTTAAGACGCTGCCCAAATGCTGAAGGTGTAACACCTAATTTATCAGCTATATCCTTTTTTGTGACATTTTTAGAATACGCCAACGCCATATCAATTTTCTGTTGTATAGTTATCTTGACCACTTCCTTTACTTGTGAATACAATTTCATAATTCATATTCATAATATCACAGAATTTTCTTATATCCGATTCTTTCCAGTTGTTGTCTTGAAATTTCTTTGTTATGGATGGCTGCGATATTCCCCACTGATCCGCAAGCCATTTTTTAGTTTTTCCTTCTCTGGAAAGAATAATATTCATTTTTTCACTTGTGCTTATAATTGTTATCGCCTCCTACTTATACCTTTTGTATATGTCTCCACGGTTCCCAGCATCCACAACATAAACAATTAATTCTCCATTATCCACTGAATAGATAATTCGATAATCACCAACACGAAGCCTTAATAATTCATCATATCCTTGCATTTTCTTTATATCTTCACCATTGGGAAGCTGTTCTATTGCTGATACTACCCATTTTCTTTCATTTACTGGTAACTTATCAATAAATTTTTTAGCTTTCTTTTTGATAATAATTTGATACATCAATCAATCCCCCATTCCTTTTTACACTCTTCAAGAGTATAAGTTTTATCCTTTTCAGGATCGGGATCATTCAAGTAATCTTCATACAATTTTTGACAATATATTTCATCTTCTATCTCATCATCAAATTGTATTCCTTTTAAAAAATAAAGTAAATTTCCTATTTTGTATTCTGGAAGCTGATCAATAATTTGTTTTGCCTGTTCTCTTTCACTCATATATATACCTTCTTTCTTAGCTTATAGACTAATTATAGCAGATTCTAGCACAATTTCAAGTCGTATCTGCCTATTTTATCCACACTATGAGAAATACCGCCTATATGGTTAAAATACGGCATTATAAGCGGTATTCCTTTACTATGGACAATAGCCAATGAAATACACGATTTATGCCACATACTTATAAAATGTCATAACCTTTTCTTTTGTCATCATCAAAAACATTCCCAAAGGCAGCGCAAACAATGACACTGTTGCATCTCCATCCAATACAAATGGCGTTATGATTCCGATAGTTGCCATTATTACCCCTGATAAACGTTGTTTTATATAATAAAGGCGTTCTGCCCTCTGTTTGATTCTTCGCTTTGTTTCCCGGCGGTTATATTCCCTTAACCATTCGTCATAGGTATATACTGTTTCTATGGCTTCAGATCCGCTACTATATGTTATCATCATGATTTTTCCTCCGTTCCTTTTAATCTACTTAATTCCTCAGCTATATTATCATAAGACGGATTAAAACATATTAATTGTCTTTTTAAATGCATACTGTATGGAAGATATGGCTTTCCGTCATTCTGTTCTTTGCAATCCTTTATTAAATTTTCCAATTCAAGATACAATTCGTACTGACGGATTCTTAAATTTTTCACCCTACTATCATAAGATGCTTTATCAATTCCATAATCAGTATGAAAAGATCGTCTACCTTCCTTTATATCTTCTTTATATTTACAAGTTTCATTATAATTCCATGATAAACTTTGAAAATCCTGAGCAATCTCTTCAATTTCTTTCTCCATATACATTTCAAGTTTCAAAGCTATCTTATAATTTATTCTAATATCATTCATTGTTTTTACTCCTTCCAACACTTTATTTGCCTTTATAAGCACTATAAAACGGCTATAGCCTTATATTCTCCATAGCCGTTCTAACTGCCTACAAAATTCCATCAAGCGGATTACACAACGCTTTCATTCCTTCATTAATTGTAATTAATCCGTGTTCTGTATTTTTCAAAATACGCTCTATGGTTTCCAGTGCCATATCTTTGTACTTTTTCTGCATCAATTCATTATCTACATAACTTTTCCGCTGTGCATTGGCATACTCTTTCATGTATCGTGGTATTGTGTTCATGTATTTCCCTTCCTTCAAATTACAATTTCATCGGCTTTATGCCGTTTTCTCTTCCAGTAAATTCAGATTATTTCCATCAAACAAGTAATACTCTTTATTAGAAATAACTTTGCTATACTCTTTTTCTCCTTCAAACTCATTTACAACTGCTTTTTCTTCTGCTGTCATATCCTTATAAGTTTTCTTGCCGTAAGAAGGCGGCAACCATCCTTTGTGCTGACTTCCGAAAATATTAAATTTTTTCAGTAACTCGTCATTGTTAAATACAATATGACATGTACCTTTTTTGTAGAATGTGACAGTAAAATACTTTAACTGTATATTCTTTGTCTCTTCATATTCCTCTGCAAACTTTAGGGATTCTTCCAGATCAACCGCTTCTGTTAGCCCTCCATCAAGATAGTTAAAACATTTTTCTATATCCTGTAATTTACTTACAACATCATGCCTTGATGGTCTGAATCCTCCCCATGAATAATTAAGGTCATAAAAACCATTTAAAGGAATAATCACTTTTTTATTGATTATCCATCCCTTGTTTGTTTTCCATCCATTGTAATAGTGAATGTTTTTTGACGTTTCATCAAGCCAATGGTATTTATAACTTAATTCATCAAAAAGATCTATTATGGTATCCTCTATACCTTTTATAACTTTTTTCTGCGTATCAATTTTTAACTGGTAGATATTATAAAGTGAAAAATCATAGTTACTTAATTCTTCCACTTTATTATAAAAATCTCTTTGCAGATTATTTGTAAGCTGCCCTATAAATTTTTTATTTTCAAAAAGTGCATTCCAATATTTACTCCGCACCATTTTTATATATTCATTAACAGAAAGCCCATTTTTACTACAAGTCATGGAGATAATACAGCCGCCTTTTTGTATCGTTTCCCCTGTCTTTTCGTCTTTTCCAAACTGTGACAAAATAAACGGCTGCATTGCATAATATTCTTTAATCAATTTTATTCCTGCTTCCACTTCTAACTGATATTGTTTTACAATAGCCTTGAAAAAATCACTATCAATTAGTTTTGTGTTTTCTTCTGCCTGAAATTCTTTTTGATCTTTTGCTTTTCTTAATCCTTCCAATATAAAAGATTCTCTTTGCACCTCTGGAAGCTGAACCTTTACAAGCACAATTTCAACCGCCGTTTTCCGTTCTGCATCCAGAAAAGCATTTTGTATAAACTCAATTTTTGCGTTATATTCTGTAAGTTTACGCTGTAAATACTGCCTATCATTTGTACACGGATTTTTAAAAGTTTCCGCATTGAGCAGGCATACAACCGCTCCGCCGTTTCTCTGCTGCATTTCTAAAGCCTTTAAAAGATGTTTGCAACCGTTAGAAAAAGGCGGATTCATAATAATTAGGTCGTATTCCTTCATCGTGTTATATGTAAGAAAATCATTATAAACAACACGGAAATTTTTCCCTTTAAGAATATGCTGCAGATTCTGATCAGCTTCTATACAATCAATATCAAACTGATAGTATTGTTTGCCATAATATTTATTATGGTTTCCTTCTTTCTTCTTTAATGCCTCAACTATATCCCCCTTACCCGCCGATGGTTCCAAAATACTTTTTATCATTGTAAAATCTAAATCAAAAAGCATCTTGTCAATAATATTTTGTGGTGTAGGATAAAACTCTTTTGGTAACATTATCATTTCCTCCATTTTATAAGGCAGTATATTTCAACCGCCTTTATATTATCCTGTTTGCAATGCTTCCGTTGGATTGTATTTAAAAATAAAACCACGTTTAAAACTGCTATAATAGCCTTGTAGCGTTGCAAGTTTCCGCTTAACCTCCGCAAAGTCTGACTTGTTTAATTCCTTTTCAGGCTTCACAATCCAGATTTTCGCGTGTGTTTGCGTGTGCTGATCCTCTGTAATTGTATAGGAAATACTTGTTTTTTTCGCTTCTGGTTCTTCCTTTGTGCTTTGTGCTTCCTGTGCCGGTTCTGCTGTCTGTGTTGCAATTTCCGTTATAGATATATTTAATTTCTCCGATGGATTTTCCTTGAATAAAAACGCATGTTTAAATTTTGAGTAATAACCACCCAAAGATTTAATATACTTGTTTACGGTTATATACTCTTCACGGCTCAATTTTTCCGCAACCTTTACAAGATATATTTTTTCTCCTGTACGTGTGTCCGTGTCTTCTGATACTTCATATGCATAGGCGTTTACGTCTGTTTCCTCTGTCTGTGCCGTTTCCGTTGTGGTAGATGTCGTATTTTTCTTTTCTGCTTTAATAGTCTTTTTTACAACCTTTTCCACCTCATATGGCGTTTTTACCTCTTCAATATGACACCATGCAATAGCACCCTTTTCAATCCATTTTGTGAGGCATTCAGAATCACCACTACCAACAAACCAATAGTTATTACGGCTTGCGTTTCCTGTACATTCCTTTGTAAGTTTTCCATTTAGTTTATAAGCATGAAAATGTTTCTGTCCGTTTCTCTCTGTTTCATGAATACGATATACAAGCCCTTTATAACATCCATAATTGAAATTAGATTTCAAAATAAAAAGTTGTCCCTCTTTAATGCTTCCGGTTGAGTCCTCAACAACTTTATTCTCTTTTTTGTACTCTGTAACGGTTACTTTTTCGTAAATAGTACCATCACCTTCTCCAAGTAAGCCACCACAAGTTGTATCAAGTTTATTGATAAAAGCCTCAAATTTATCTATCAACTTAATATCTTCCTCTAAATCCTCAACATGTCTTTCTGTGCTTTTCCTTGCATCTTCTTCACTGTTATAATATCCATGGTTTACAAGGTCTTGTGTGTGCTTGTTGGCGTATGATTTTTTATCCTTCTTATATTCGTTCAACCATTCCATATCACGGTTATAATTGTAATATTTCCAGATATGGGCAAATTTCAAAATGCCGTTACCCTTTGCAATGATGATCCCATCTTTTTCAATATGCCAGTTCATTTTTGGAGGGTGTGCCATATGTCCGGGAACTGTACCAACAACAATATATTTACTTGCGTTTTCCGTTGTTTCTTCTGCTTTTTTCTGCAAACGTTCAATAGATAATTTTGCGCTTGCTTCTTCTGTTTCTGATGCTCCCCGTTCAACGGTCATAGCTTCCAACTTTTTAATTTTTTCTGAAATGCTGTGATCATATGTAAAACCAGAGTAATTATATTTTCTGATTTCCTGCGGTTCTGCTGCGCCGTAAACATCCACGCATAAGATATAACCATTCTTTTCTGCTACTCCATCCCAATTAGCAGGATCCCAATAATCTGTCATACTGTCGCTTCTGTCTTCTTTATAGCCGTAAACCTTCCAGCCTTCCATGCTCATAAGTTTGTGAGCAATCATAACTTTCACTTCTCTATAATCATAATAATTTGACATAACTTCCACCGTTCTAACCTTTCTTATTTGAATTTGTATGTATAACCTTATCTTCTACTTTTCTTTTTACTTTCTTATAAAAATAAGTGCCTCATTATCGGAAGCACTTATCAAAACTACTTTATTGTAAATTGCTTTTGCTACCTGATATTCTAAATATGATACTCTTTTCATATATTCATTCCTCCAATTTATTTACATAATAATGATTATGTAAACTAATTACTTAAAAAATATATAATCAGATGATAAATAATTATGTACCTTCCTTTATCAATCAAAACAAAAATTAATAACACCCTTCTCTGCTAAAATATCACAGAACACACTCATAAATAATCTATTGAACTGTGTTTTGTGCATCACGCATGAAAACTTGTGTTCTTTTAATAGTTTCCCGGATTTGCTCACTGTTACTCCAAGATAATCTGAAATCTGCTCTGCCAGCTTGCACAACGCTGACTGGGAAGTTTCTTTGATACCCAGGTTTCCTAAAAATTCACTTAAATAATTTATGTATTCGCCCCGCTTCTGCAATTCAATCTTTCGCATATAGCCATCATACATATTCTTTGGAATAAATGTATATGTACTTTTCAGATCTTCATTCAGAGGTTTCATGATTTCTTTGTGTTTGTCGTCTTCTTTACGAATTGCATTATCAATCTCCAGAGTAGAGAACTTGATAAGAACCTCATCCCGTGGCATCCCTGCTTTTATATTAATTTCTCTGTTTTCATGTAGGGCATCCAGCTGCGCATTTAATGATTTCTTTTCTGCCTTATGTCTCTGATCTTCTTTGGCGATCGCAATTCTTGCTGCTGCAAAATTCTGAAGATGTACTAATGCTGTTTCATTTATCTGTGTAAAATCTATTGCTTTTTTGCTCATGATTTTCATCATTCCTTTCGCTTCGCTCAAGGCACAAACAAGTCATGAAAGAGCTAGTTGTGCAACGTTGTTGTTTGGTTTATAATAAATTCAGGATAGCAATACACTACAGAGCACGGGGAGATGAGTGGCGGATGCATTTCCGACCCCGCATGGTTATATGTGCCGTCATCCTTTCAAGCACAAACAAGTGGGACTTTGAGCCCGGACCCTTATCATTGGTAATAAACCATATTTATTTAGTCACAGGATGACAGTCAATGTTGCTATCCATTTTTAAGGTGGTGATACTTATGATGAAGTTAAAATACTCCATCTGCTGTGGACTTGATGTCCATAAAAATATTATCGTTGCAACCATCGTAACTACCAACAAAGAGGGCATTTCCGAGTATACCCGGAAATCTTTTTCCACCATCAACTCGGACATCCAAAAGTTTCACGACTGGCTTATCGAGAATAATTGCTATCATGTCTGTATGGAATCCACAGGGAAGTATTGGATTCCTATTTTTAATTATCTCGAAAAAGACATTGATGTCTGCCTCACGCACCCCAAATATGTGAAAGCTATCAAGGGCAAAAAAACCGACAAAAAGGATTCCAAATGGATTGCCGACCTCTACAAGTTTGATCTGGTCAGATGCTCTTTTATCCCTCCAAAAGATTTCCGGCAGCTTCGGGAACTTGCCAGATACCGTTTTAAACTGGTCTGCATGAAATCCTCGGAAAAGAACCGCATCCAGAATTGTATGACAGTTTCCAACATTGGGATCGCAAGCGTCCTCAAAGACCCCTTCTGTAAAACAGCCACTGAGATCATGTCCTATCTGCTGGAACATACCTCAGACACGATTGATGAAAAGGCTGTCCGCAGACTGATCAAAAAAGGGACAAAAGCCACATCAAACGAAATCATTGAGGCGATCAAAGGCTATAACATTGAAACCGATCAGGCCAAAAAACTGGAACTTGCCCGTAATCATCTGGATTACCTTGAAAATATGATCACCCAGACGGAAGTCGAACTCTATGTCCGCATAAAGCCTTATTACGAATTTGTAGAATTCGTAAGCACAATGCCCGGTATGACAGAATTGAGTACAACCATTGTCCTGGCTGAAACCGGAGTCAATATGGAAATCTTTGACGATGCCGGACATCTCTGTTCCTGGTGCGGGCTCGCCCCTGCTAATAATGAATCCGCAGGAAAGAAAAAATCTGTCCGCATTACAAAAGCTGGCGAATACCTGAAACCCGTAATGGTACAGTGTGCCCTTTCTGCCGTAAGGAGCAAGAAACAGCCTTATTTTGCAGTGAAATATAATGCAATCAAAAAGCGTCGCGGACACAAAAAAGCTATTATTGCCACAGCCCGCATGATGATGGTCTGTATTTACCATATGATCTCTGAAAAGAAACCATTTGCGCCAACGGACTATGAAGAATTAATGGATAGCCGTGAACAGAACAAGCGGGTTGTTTTAAACGAAGAAAATGCTTTGGCATTTCTCGCCGCCCAAGGCTATGATACCTCTCAATTAGTTAAATGCAACGATAACTAACATTGAACCAGAACATATATTTGTTTTTGGAGGAGTTTTTTGACTCCTTAGTGAAGTGCGCTCAAAAATCCACTTTTTCTTTCACCCTTATTCTCCCTTCACAATCAAAAAATTTATTCATTTCATTATGTAGCTTTTTTAAACATTCATTACAAAAACCTAAAGATATTCTTCCGGCTAAATCATCCATACCAGCTTCCACACGCCAAATAACAATATCATTTATATTAACTCTTCCGCATGAATTACAGCAAGAATATTTATATCCTTCTTTTATCTCGACCATAATTACCTCCATAACTGCTATTGTTTTAGAAAAGAATCTACATCATTTGACTGATGCAAATCCTAAAATTTATTGGAGCCGGAAACTGTTTCTTACGCATTCCCTTGGGACGGCTCTGCCCCGTTACTTTCCCCTATCTCATTTATTCTAGGAGCGGTCTGCAACTGCCCGTTTTGTTTTTATGTTGTCAATGTACTATGAATCCATAAACACACCGTTAGGTTATTCGGATATTTAAACCCTAGATATATGAGCTGTTAAAAGTTTGTTGCTTTTCTTTAACTGTCTTTATTATATATCGGTACCGTTATATATGCAATATCGGAAAATGTAACAAATATAACGGTACCATATCACGCTTAATTTATGTATATTGTATAACGGTACCGTTATATTTAAGGGCAATAAAAAAGCAAGGTTCATTTTTCCTCGCTTTCTTCCTTTTCTAATTTTTCCAACGTTGCTGTAACTATAAATCCATTTACTGTTTCGCTTACATTTTTTATTCTTTCTTTAGTACCTTTGGGAAGTCTTAGATTAACACTATCATAGTTACGTTTTTCCCATTCTTTAGTAGCTTTCTGCTGTGCTTTGCTAACTGTAATCTCTCTCGCCTCCTAATCCCAATTTATAGCATCATGTGATATTGTTCCATTCTCTGCTATATCTTTTTCCGCTTCTTCTAATGCTTTTCTTTCTACTGGTGTAACCTTTGTATAGTCCGGGTCCCACGCAAGAACAAGTTTCTTTATAAATTCAAGTGCAAAGTTTTGATCGCTTTCTGGCAAGATTTCCATAAGATTTATAGCTTCCTTCGTTGCTGCACTCATGCAAACACTTCCTTTCTATTTATAAATATCGCCCCTTGTATCAACATCCATTATATATAATACTTTAATTTCTCCATTCAGACCATAATTATATATTATTCTATACTTTCCAATTCTTAACCGTTTTCTGCCATCTGAATAGCCTTGCATTGTCCTTATATCGCCTTTGGGTGGATTTTCTGCTAATCCTTCGATACCTGCTTTAATTCGCTGTTTTGTCGGTTTATCCAACGATTCAATATATTTTACTGCTCTTTTAGCATATTCAATTTTCACGTTGCCAACCTCCCATCTATACTATATTATATCAGATTATTCCTCATTTTCAACCCAAAAATATTATGACAACCTACACATCAAAAAAATATAAACTCTCATAATAATTTCTACATCTAATTACCTTTTACCCAAACCGCCAAACGCTTCGATTATCCTTATACGTTTTCTACTTCTTTCCGTCCGATTAGATGCAAGTAGTTGGGAAGCTATGTTGTCAAGGTTGGAACTCATATAACACACCGTTTGGTTATTCGGATATTTAAACCTTATTTATATGAATGGCAAGTTGATTTGTTTAGGTGTTTCTCAACTTGTTAAGGATATTATATATGTATTGCATATATAATTCAAGCTGTAATAAGTGACAAAAATATATGCAATGCATATAATGTGTTTTGTGCAAACTGTATATGCATTGCATATATTTTCGACCAGAAAAAACGAGATGAATCTATTTTTCATCTCGCTCAAACTTTTCTGCTACTGCTTTATTAATGAAGCTGTTTACGCTTTCTCCAGTTTCCTTTATTTTATCTTTAGTCCCTTTTGGTAGCATAATAGAAACATTATCATAATTTTCTTTTTTATATTTTGCCGTAGCTCTTTGTGCAGCTTTACTAACTGTAATCTTTACCGCCCCCTTATTCTTATATTACCATTGAATATTCATAACTATTTTCATACATAAATTCTGGCGCGCAATCAATATTTCCATCATTCCAAGTAACAACACCATGATCTACAATAGGATTTTTAAATATTTCTTCCCTTTTCAATGGCTCAAATACTTCTCCTTGTAAAATCGTAGCGTCAAACAACCGTGTTTCACCTGTCGAAAAGGATACTAACATAATCATATCATCTAATACTTTTACACTGGAAATTTCTACACTTGTAACAGGTTCTCCACCATATACAATACCATTCATAATATACATGTATAATACCTCCCTACTTCAAAGGTTCTATTTTAGAAAATGGTTTTTCTCTTACTGCATTATTCCAAGCTGCATACAATTCATCTTCATGTAATACCATCCATCCAGATATCATTCTATACTGCTTTAATGGTAACTTACCTTCTAATACTTCACCATCGAGTGATACGGAGGCTTCATATTCACCATAATAAACATGAACATGTGGCTTATGATGTTTTTCATTGTCTTTAAATATCATTTTATTACAATTCCGTAAAATCTGCTTATTTCTGGCATTTTTGCTCTCCCTCCGACTTATTTTTATCAATGCAGAAATTTACTACTTCTGGTATATCTACTATTAATAATCCTTGTATGAAACCAATAACATAAGGAAGTTTATAATCAGGTACAACGTCTAAAAGCTGATACACTCTTTCTCTATCGCTCATATACAAGACCTTCCTTCATATTGATACCTATATTATATACAATATTCCCGATTTTTTCAAGCATTATCAAAAAACGTTTAATTCTAATTGAATTAATTGCTTTAGTTTCATATGTATTTCTCCTAAAGTCTAATATTATAATTCAATATTAACATAATTATAGAAGCAAAGCAATTACAATCAATTATTAATATGTTTATGGGATTCTCTCTTTTAGATAACGCATATTTCTTAGATAAAACTATTATTTCAAGTCTAAAAATCATCTGTTTCAAAATATCCATTAGTATATTCTATCAAAATGCCCTTATGATACTTTCTTGCATTTTCTTTATCACTTCCAGTTATATTTTGCTTTTCACACAATATATCATATGCCTGTTCCTCTGTTTCTGCCTTAATTACAAAAATACGATTTACCTCAAACGTCCCATTAACAAATAAATATTCATTCATACAAAAATCCTCCCTATGCTCTAACCATATTCCCAATAGCTTCTTCAACAGCAGCATTCAAACTTTTTCCATGCTCAATAGCATATACAGCGATGTTTCGATGAAGCTCTGGACTGATCCTAACATTGAATGTACCCTTGTATGGTTGTTCAGGCTCCACACTCCGCTCTTTACAATCAGCCAAATATTCGTCAATCACATTCTGAAAATCCTGCTCTAACTCCTGTACAGAACCACCTTCATAAGACAATAAAGATTTTATTCCAACCACCTTTCCAAAAAGGCAGCTATCCTCTTTTGAATATTCTACTGTACCGTTGTAATTTTTATATGATAATAAATCACTCAAATTTATTTCTCCATTCCATATTCATATATTGTATCACTTGCCAAATCAATATAATCATTCCAAAAAACACATGTACGACTTTCATCTAATTGCACTTGTTCAAATAATCCATAAACATTTTTTAAGTCCTCATATTCTTTTATAGCATTTATATCATCATTGACATCATAAATACAATCTTTCCCATCATCAAAAATCACATGCAACAAATATCCTTTTAAAGGTTTAATACTCTTTATACGTGGTATCATATAAATACCTCCCAACATACATAAAAATATATTTATAAAGGTGGTAACTTTCTCAAATTTTGACTATCCCACATTTCAAGTAGTTCTTTCTGATTGCTTTTCATCCATTCTTTTACAAGTTCCTGTGCTTTCTTTGGAAGATCGCCTTCTGTCATTTCCATAGTTCGCAAATCAAAAATTCCTATATGCTCACCATACAAAGCATGTATATGACTTGGTTCATGCTCTTTAGGTTTAAAGAACATCTTAATAACTATTCCATAAAATCTACTTATTTCAGGCATTTTGTGTTTCTCCTTCTATTATCTTTATTATAGTATACCATTTATAGAAGAAATATGCGACTATTTCTAGTTGCTACTTGTGCATATTATGAAAGGCACTAATTTATACCATTAATGCCCTATAAATACACACAAATTATTCAAACATTTTTAGCTCTGGCATATTTTCAATAATACTAAATCTTGCCTTCTCCCAATTAATCTTATTATCCTTGCTGAATAAAATCTCTCTCAAAGCGTGTGCTGCAGACTGATCTTGCATTCTTTTTAATATTTCTACTGAAATAATTTCCTTTACTTCTTGTTCCCTCATAAACTACCTCCCAATAAAACAATCATTTCAAGACTTAAATTTCCACTCCATCTTTCAATCTAAAAACTATACCATCCGCTAATTGTTCATATAGCATATCTTCTGATTTTGTTACATAACACAATATCTCTTGATATAATTTCTTAGTCACTAAAATATTTACATCATCCAATGGCTCTCCAAAATCTCCACAAAGTTTAGGACATTTTCTATAAAAAACTTCTCCAATTTTAATTTCTATTGTCTCTCGATTTTTTGTATATGGATTTTCTACCCATTCCAAAATTCCTTTTGCTTTATCACTTAAATTCTTCCATTCCATATCTCATCCTCCAATCACACCATGAAATAATCCTTTTAACTATATCTCCAACGTTCTAATACATTTTCTTAAACAATCCTTTAATGGTTGCAATTCATTTTTTAAATACCAATTATTTAGGGTTACATTAAATTCTTCTGCATTATCTTTTCCAATTGTCAAGATGCCCTCGCCATTTTCTATTAATATTTTACTGGCTACCATTGTAGAAGTTCTCTTGTTTCCATCCCAAAATAACTGTTGCTTACAAGCATATGCAAAATATTCTAACGCTTTATCAATAGGATTATTTATCCCCTTTATCCGTTCAATTTCTTTTAGAACATTCTCTTTAATCGGAATACTCGGTACAAAATCACCAACTCCTACAGTTCCTTTTCTTAACACTCCCCATTCAAGACTTTCATTTCTTGATACATACTCGTTTATCTTACAAATATATTCCAACGTTAAAGTCGTATCCACTGAATTTATGACAAATTTCCATCCATCACGCAAGTTTAAAACTGTTTGTATATCATCCACAGATATGCCACTTACCACAGCCCCATCAATAATAGTCTGTGTTTGTGGAAAAGTCACATTACACCCTTCTATATATGCGGTATTAAATACAAGTTCTGTAAATGTTTTTTTTGCCAAAAAAATATTTTGCTGCCTTGTAAGCATAAAATCCTCCCATTTTAAGATACATCTTTCTTATTATATTCAATTTGCGGACTAAATCTATTCCAATCAACCTTGGTTTTCCACTTCTCCTGATGGTTCCTACCATAAACCTTATGCCATTCCTCTAAACTCATCACATGTGCAGCATTTCCAATTCTGACAGCCACCATCTGTTTCCCGTGACAACAAAATTCAGAAATCACTTTAAAATCATCACTCATACTTATGTCCTCCATATTATATCATTTCTTCATCATAAAAGCCACCAGATTATTTTCCAGTGGCTTTACTCATCCCTATATTCACTTTTTAATATCATAACCGCCTCGATTAGCTTTACTCATCACTTCATTCTTAGATTTTCCCATTGCTAAATCATGGCTCATTGCACCGTAATCTGTTTTATATCCTGCTGGTGGCATCCGATTGTCAAATTTAACATTCGTAATGATTCCAGGTAAAAAGCATACACAAAAGATAACAGCCAATCCAATTAAAGTTTCCATATATTTTCCTTTCTGCCTACTGTGTAGGACTTTAACTCTGTTTTTTATGTTTCCATTATACTATTGTTTGTGTCCAATTAAAAGGACTGGAAAGGTACATTTTAAGACCAATTTATCAAAGCATCATATACTTTTTGAGGTATAATTTCTTTGTACTCTTCCGCAACTTGTTTTATAGCTTCCAATTTGGCTTTATAATGTGCCGTTTCAGCATCTTTTATAGAATCAAACTTACCAAGATTTTTTCCATTATAGACTGCCGAAAATGTTCCTTTACTTTCTTTCCTAACACCATTAGGTAATCCACTTTTATTAGGTCTTGTCATGAATAACATATTTATTCTCTGTGGAACCAGCAAACACGTTTGCGGAGAATATATTTTGTTTTCTGGATATAATATATCCTTATCCAAATGCAGTCTTCCATCTACTTCATATTTATTGTTGTTATACCATTCTGCAAATTTCTGAAAACACTTCCATTCATCGCATACTGTAGCAATGCCATAGTAGGATTTATTATCTTCTTTATATTTTTCAGAATAGCAGCGTTCCAACATACCTCTCCATACTCTATGCTCTTGTGTTCTTTTCTTTGAAGTACCTGTACTATGGTTGCCTTCTCCTAAATATCCTACTCCAAATACTGATCTGTCATACGGATTTAATGCTTGGTGGCGTTTGAAATTGGTATATGTTGTATGTAATCTATAATGATGCTCATCCTGAAATTCAACAATTACATCATTATAACCATCATACTTAACAATTTTCATTTCAGTTCCAAAACGATTATTTTCAATTTCTCCCACTCTTGAATTTATATTGTTCAATTTTTCACCACCCTCTACTAACCATAAACTTTTTCTTCAAAAATCTTATTATGATGTTCTAACGCCTCTTGTATCTCATAAATTTTGCCAAGCATCTTATCATACTCTACACTCAGCAAATCAGCAGCTTGCTTTTTAACTGCTTCTTGATAATTTCTCTGTAAATTTTCAATGAATCTTTCTACATTTAACTCTTGATCATTGAACAGAATTTTCACATCATATAATCCATTTTCATCTGCTTGGATATCTATTACATCCCTATCTTGTCCTATTGCTTCACACACCATAAACATTGCCATTTTATTATTGATAACATCTATTTTTGCCATATCTTCACCTCATTTCTTCCTTGAAATGCGAAATTCATTGCATTTTTTCCACAATATCTTTCCAACCATCTTTGCTCCAAAATATTGAACCGTCATTATTATAAGACAACTCTATATCTCTTTTGCTAAAGAAGTCTTCCAAAACTTTGTAAAATTCTTCTGTAAGATTAATGATTGAACTATGAATAAACATATCATTGGATGGAACAACTTTACACTGTCCATTCCCACACATTCCACTTTCAAACTTTAATCTGAAACTGCAATTCAAATTTTCCAAAGTTTGATTAAAAACTGTTACCATATCTTCTGTAATCTTCATAACCATTTCCTCCAATCTACCAAGTTAAAATACGAGTTTCAAATACTAATACATTACATTATCGCTTAACGAATGTATTCTAAATTTTTCATCTGCTTCCGCAATTTTAGCAGCCTCAACAAATGAATTAGCTTCGATTGTCCAACCACAACTTTGCCATCTGCCTTCAATTAACGTCATTCCTGATGCATAATACTGTTTAAGTGTTGTTTTTTTTGGATTATATTGACAAATACTACAATCATTGCATTCACACTTAATTCCTATATTACATTCATAAATACATCTATGTTCTCTATCTATTGTCATATATTATATTGCCTCCTTCTCTGGATGAAATTCCGATTTCATTGCCGTTTAATTCACTTTCCAACAAATACCAATAATGATTTTTCCATTCTTTTTTGTGCTCTCTGGTATGTTACATTTGTAATTTCTCTTTTTGTGGCTTCTCCATAGGAATTTACAAATGTTTTCTTTTGTGTACGTGTACTATTTTTTTGCATTTCACGTCTCAATCTGCTTTGTTCGTTCCAAAGTGGTCTTAATTCAGCTTCTATACACTGTCTTTCTTTTAATAATCCATAATATTCTTTAGGCATTACAGATATTTTCATGTCCCTATTATCACAAATTCCAATCATCTGAACATTAAGCATTTCAATTTGTTTTTCCAAAGCAAAAATAGTTTCATTCAATTCAATAAGTGTCATAACATTTTTCCTCCACTTAAAATCATTATTTCATTGGCTTTCTATTGGTATTTCTCTTATTTTTTGTGTTTTAATTTCACACTGACTTAAATTAGTGATACATTTTGCAAATTCTTGCAGTTCCATAATACCTTCATAAATCGGCATCGGCCCCAATCCTTTAAAACATCCAGGCTGAATACAAATTTGAATCATTTCTTTGTCCATATTAGAACCTTTATATCTTGATATAGTAATTCTATCCATTCTCATATCCTCACTTTCTACATTTTATTGAAATGAGCTTGCAACTTTTGACGGATGCAAGCCTTGATCTGTTCTCTTTCTAAAATAAAAAGAGGACACCATTTTAGCATCCTCTTATAGATCACTTATTTAATTTATCAAGTTCTGTAATGTTTACACAAGCCGTTAAAAGAATCGCTTTTAATTCAATGTAACGATCTAACATCATATTGTATGTTTCCTCATCTCCATTCTTTTTTGCTGACAACATCCAATTCTGAATGCGGGAAAACTCTACAATTGCATCTCTTGCTATATCTAAACTTGGCATACTAATTCACCTCCTCCTATTTTTGTACATGAAAATTATATAATGTCTATATTGTAACATAATTTATTTTTTATTACTATACATTTTCTTTTCACGGTTTACTGCAACATCGTCATGTCTGCAACTCTGCCATTATACAGATACGCTTCAGTCCTATCTCCTTCTTATTCCACTCACATAAGATATGCTTTTAAAGGTCTTATCAACTGTCTGTATCATTACTTCTTGTCGCAATGTTTTCACAACAAATTGATCACAACATAACTCCATTACAGTCTCTCGCACATTCCTCGGATACCGTTCCGGGCTGTTTGGATTTTTGATTACCAAAACCCATAAAAACCTCACCAGACAGCGCCTTAACACTTGTCTGTAATATGATCCTTTTCGTAAAACCCTTAAAAGGAAGAATCAGAAAAGAATCTATGACATAGCTTTGCTGCATATGTATTTGTTCTGGTTTAAGGATGGCTTTCCTTACTGCGTCTATATATGGTTCTTTTGTTATTTAACTTCCGCTTTCGCTCCATATAATCCTGGATGCAGCCAGTATGTTCAGATTACATAAGAAACATTTTTACGCTGTTACCTCGCACGTTTTCCTTTTGAAGGATAATTTATATTATCAATTATGGTTTCTTTGACCTCGTTTACAATCTCAATCATTGTCTTGGCTGTTATTTTATAAGCACGCCACTTATAAAACGCTTTTTGCAACTTTAAGGAAATTTGTGTGAAAACACTTGAAAAGTGAATATTGAAATGTTAGAATATTAACACAATCACTTTTAAGTGGTTGGGTGAAACGGTAGCTTTTTCGTTGGTAGCGGCAGGCTGCCGTTTCGTATTTCCTTACTGTGATTATACTATATCATAGATTTTTAAATCTGTCAACCATTTTTTATTAATTTTATCATATTTTTTTTATTACTACATTTTCTATATTATATCCAATAATATTTAAAATTTTGTTTGCATCGTCAACAGAAAATTGTTTTTTGTCAAGTAACTTATCAAATGCCTGTCTACTTATACCTAATTTATTTGCAATATGCATTTTAGTTACACCAGTGTTTTTTATAGTATCATCAACAAGATTGGCTAAATCTTTATTTGTCATCTTTTCCCCCTACATCATAAAAGGGTGCTTAACTGATAGACTCTGCACCCATTTTATTTATTACTATTTAATTTTCAGTTAATGGTGGTCTTTGATACAGTTTACGGTTAATTTCCCTTTTCAGCGTTTCAATTTCTTCTTTTACTTTTTCCATATCGCCAGTTAGAACTTGTTTCTCAATTCGTTCAACTGCTGATAACTGATCAAAAAGATAACCATTATATTCTTTTTCATTGTTTGGCATATGCCTTCACCTCCCAATTAGGAATCATACTATTGTATCAACCTTAGTATACCATAACTAGGCAGTAAAGTCTATCAGTTTTCTAACACTTCAATATTCACTTTTCAAGGTACACTATTCCTTTTCGTTTTGGGAAATTTCATTGACTTTTCTAAAGAAATGGATATAATAGAATGTATCAATGGTAAGTGAAAACTTATCTTGTGGTTAGAGAGATTGAAAACTTTGGACGGTGCTCAATCTCTCTTTTTGTTTTCTCTTACTTCCCTTAACTTGTATTAAGTATATCATGTATCGGGAAGTCTGTCAATCGTTTTTTGTTTATTTTTTCAAATTATTTTCGATTATTATTTTCGCATCGTAACCGATAATATTTAAAATTCTGTTAGCATCGTCAAGCGAAAAATTTTTTTTACTCATTAAACGATTGAAATTTTGATTTGAAATTCCCATCTTTTCAGACAACCATATTTTTTTAATACCATTATCATCAATGATTTTTTCGATCGCCAGTGCAAGTTCCTGATTTGTCTTAATCACCATATTATCATCCTTCCTTATAATCTTTTGTACACATCTCCACGGTTGTCTATATTTTCAATGTTTATAATCCTTACTTCTTCATGTATGGAATAAATTATTCTAACATTTCCAACACGCATTCTATAAAGATCATAACCCCTTAACCGTTTAATATCTGTACCATCAGGAAGTTTATATATTGCTGTTAATATGTTTGATTGTAATTTTTGTGTTTGCTTTTTCAAAAACTTTTCGGCTGCCTTTTCAAAGGTTATTGTATATTTGCTCATAATGTAACCCCTAATTCATCAGCCAATTTTTCAAACGAAATTGTTGTACCGTCATTCTCTTCTTGTGCCTGATTAATCATTTGCAAGTCCCATTCGTCTGGATCAACTTCTTCAACAAGCAGATTTTTAATGCTATTCAGCATATCAACAACATAAATCAGTTTTTGATCTGGTATATCATCAATCAACTGTAATACACGTTCTTTATTACTCATATTGTAACCGCCTTTCATCTTTGATACATATAGTATACCAAAATCAGATACATTTTGCTACACTCTATTATACCCATTTCTTCAGTTGTCAAGGTACAATCCTTACTTCTATTTTTGGGAAATTGATCTGCCGATTGACAGATACAAGAAAATGTGATAACCTCAAATTGTTTAGAAGTGAGGAAACATTTACTTGTTTTCCCTGAAAAGTCTGGTGCTGGTAACACTGGACTTTTCTTTTTCGGTATTTCTACCAAATGGCAAGTTAGAATTGAATCCCACGGCTTTACCGCTTGCCTGAATGCTTTAATCTCCTATTATTGCACGAATTTTTCTTTCTTCTACTGTCAAGTAATTATGTATTACTATCTCTCTTGCATCTATGATCTTGTCTAACATCTTTTGAGCTTTCTTAGATTCCCAATTCTTGTAACCTTCCCAGAGCGAATATGCAATTTTGATTTTTTCAACGGCTTTATCGTATTTACCAGCGTTGTTGTAGTATTTTGCCCTGTCCAGAAAATAAATGATTGTTTTCTTGCGTGACTGCTTTTTTGATTTTTTCATTTTGTGGTTGTCTCCTTTCTTTATTTTTATTTGTTTTATCTTTAACTTTCTAAAGATATTGTATCAAATTCATCTTTGCTTGTCAATACTTTTTTATTCATATTTTTAAAGATTTATTTACTTTTCTTTTATGATATGCTATAATCAATTACCAAACAATAAAGGACGTGATATAATGATTAAATATTATAGATTATTAGATTTACTTAACCGCCGTGAAATAGGCAAGGAAGAATTTCGACAACGTATAAATATATCGTCTGCCACTATTGCCAAACTGTCCAAACATGAATATGTCAGTATGGAAGTTATAGACAAAATATGTAATGAATTACATTGTCAGCCTGGAGATATAATGGAGCATATCCCAGACAATCAAGCAGATCATAAACCGGAATAAAGTATTGACTTTTCAAGGTACTAATAAAGAGTGTAACCCTTTTTGAAAACTCAATAGGATTTACACTCTTTATTTTTGATTGAATTTAATTATTAATGTTTAACTATTTCTTCAGTTGGTACTCCAAGGGATTGCAGTTTTGCAAGTAGATACTTTTTCTGATATGCTATTTCTTCAAAGAAAGAAGGTGTATTATTCATGAACGAATTAGCAATACTTGTTGATGATTTTATAAATAATAAAGGAATTAAATATAATTTTATTGCTGATAAATTGGATATATCACGACAAGCGTTATATCAATTATTCAGGAAGAAAAACTTTAATATTGATGACGCTAACCGTATTTTGTCAGTAATTGGCTACAAAATCGACTATGCTATAAAACCATTGTAATATTATCAAACGTAACAAAAGAAAGGTTGTGATCATATGGCAAAACATAAAGATATTGATAAAGCAAGCGCATTATTGGAAGGTGTTCAAGGATGGCATATTGAAAATATACCATATCAAAGAAAAACAGATAGACCAGATAAAAGACGATGTATTTTTTATGACAAGTCAAATAAAACTTGTACATATAATAAGAAAATATCAAAATGCACTGGTTCATCAAATTGCATTGCTTATAGAGAATTTTAATTTTATTGATACATAAGTTAAAAAGGTGTAAAGCCTTAATAATTCAATAGACTTTACACCGTGGATTGTGATATTTTATTATGTAGCTGCTTATGCTATGTGTTCAATACGTTCTTTTATTCTGCGCAATTCATTTTCAAGTGTATTGACACGGATTAAAAGCATTTCTTTTTCATTGTCAACCTTTAAAGCGTCATTGAGTTTACGACTTAAATCAAGGTGTCCTTCGGCAATAATCTTAATATTGCGGTTAGTCTCGTTTTCAAGCGTCAACTGTATACTTCTTATGTCTCGCTTTATCGGTTCTAACATTGATTCAATCGCTTTTAAATCATCGTTGGATAATGACATATTATCACCGCCTTTTCGTTGTGATTGTATATATTGCTGATACTGTTATATAGATAGTATATCACAACTTAGATGCAAAGTCTATTAAATTATCAATGTGCTTGTGGTGCTTTGTGTAGGATCGTGTTACTATCCCGACTACCCTTGTTTGGGTAGTTTCGTCGGCTCTCACCGTTGCTCATCAGGGGATTTATAATACTTCATAATCTAATTTTGACTTTTTAGAAAACGTAGCTGTTTTACCATCTTCAAAATGTAATCTAATGCAAGCACCTATTTTTTCACGGAATACGTGTATTTTAACTTTATTTTTGCATAAATTTTAATGTTGTTTTTTATACATATTGCACAATATGAATCATGGTAAAATAGTGTTGTATTTTGCCCAGATTGACAGAAAAATTGTTGTATGATACATTTATATATAAACACGTATAACGTGCCTTAAAATCGAAAATATGGGCTTGTGGAGGTATTTTTATAGATGGCTTACAATGAAGCGAAAAGAAAAGCTAATGATAAATACGATAAAGAAAACATGGTTGCATACACTGTAAAATATCAGAAGTCAATTTATGAGGTTGTTGAAAAAGCTATGGTTGATAGTGTAATGAACCGGAATAGATGGACTACTACCGCTATTGTGGAAAAGTTGGAAAGAGATGGATATATAAAAGAGAATCAATAGAAAAATGGTTCACCGGAAAAGGATATAAGAGTTTCAACGAATATGTGTGAGCATTGATTGATAGAAATATGAGAATAAATGTTGTTTAGTTTTATTAAACAAAAAGTATAGTATTGGTGATTTCATTTTTATTTTTCAGGTATGATTTGTATAGAATATACAAACTAATTGTTTAGTTATAGTAAACAAACTTGATATTTGTACCGAACAAATTGTATTATTCGAATAATACAGTATTGATGTTTAATCATATTAATTTATACAGATTAATATAATACATACGTTTGTATTAAGTTATAGAAATAGTCAAATTAGAGCAAACAAAAAAGTTATGAATCACCAAAAACTGCAACTGAAAAATACAGGAAATAAGCGGTTTTATTAACGGATTATATGTATAAGGGGTAGGTTTACATTTTAAAAAAGATTATTTTCCTCCAGAAACCACCTATCTATTCCAACCATACATCACCCCTAAAAATTGTGTCCGAAACATAAACAATTCACAAAAACAATTCGGAATACTATTCGGTGTCATTTCTCAAAATTCTTATAAATCAATACAAAATAAATTTTCTGACAATTCAAATCTACTCCCCAAACCACAAAATTCAATACAAAAATCTTCCAAAACCCTTGAAAAATAAGCATTATTCCGAACTTACTCTAAAATTGCACTCAAGAAAAGAAATCATATACAAAATCACACTTAAAAATCATTCATCAAAATCTTAAAATATCCTGTAAAATCAATACTTTTACATTCTATTGTTCCATCAAAACTACTCTCCCACCGAACTCATAAATTAATCTCATACACATCACCTCATTTTTCAATAATATTTCCAACCAGAAAGAGAATATATTCTTGTACCAATTGATTCACACAAACACAAACGGAGGTTATATTAATGAACAAATACCAGATACAAATTGACCACAGAACTGAAAAAAAATGGGATTGGATATGTGTATTTGCCAATTCAGATCAAGAAGCCATACAAATGCAAAAATCAAATTATATGATTTTCAGAATCCTACATACTCACAATCTGATGATTACGATGCAAAATATTATTTTCTACTAAGACAGACGATTTCTCATCTGTCTTATTTTTATGTAAAAAGCAATTAAATGGAGAAATAGTAAATATCCATCCCAATATAAAAAATCATTTTCCTCAAACAGTATTTAGATAATGGGGTATATTTTACATTATTTAGGATTTATCAGATATCTACTACCCTACTACCAACAAATATAACTTGAAAACTTATAAGTTATTTCACATCGGAATGTAGAAGTAATAAGAAGAACACATATCAATACCAAATTAAGAATGAAGGAGATAAATATATTATGACAAAATTGAATATCATACCTCAGAAATTTTCATTTGAAAAACCAACCATCAAAAATGGTAAAGGTGAAACAATATCTCATGGAATCAGTGTAACCATAGATATAGATGCCTTTAAAGCTGACAAAGCAGAAATTAAAAAGGATTTAACAGCTATTTTTGCTGAAGTCCTTGAATACTTTGATTGATTTTATCAAGTGCACTTTCTGTTGTCTTGGATGATGATTTAGTTTCTGTGTAACCATTTAAGAAATTGTAATTTATATGAAATGTAGATTTTACAATATTATCTAAGGTTTTATATGTAAGTATTACGTCAAATACTTCAACAGGAACATCTGGATCATTTGAATCCTTTTTACAGAATGTTGTGGTAAAAGATTGGTTTGGAGCAAGCGATAAATCCTTATAAAAATCAAATGGATTAATAACCATTTGCTCTACTGGCATTTCAGGAATAGTTTTTACATTAATTATAATTCCTGTTGTTTGACCAAAGTTTTGAATACGGATTTTAGGATATATATCACCATACACTTTATAAGGAAATATTTCAATTTGAGCCTTATTGCTTTCTTTAACCATTTTTGAATTTTGTCGCAAAGTAATTATAGAAATAGCAATTGAAGTTATTCCAGTAATAATTGCAACCATAATACCAATTAATTGAATCAAGTCAGAAGTAGATAATTCCATGATATATAACCACCTTACATTTTTAAGAATTATTTTACTACTAATAGATTTCACTATAAACAGTGATTTCAGAAAGAGAAATATATTTTATATCAGTTCTACACTTATAGCATTAACCATCAACAATCAAAAAGTTTTTAAGAGAGTGATTTTTGCGTTAGGCAAACAATCACGAATATGTCTGTCTTTATTAATAAGGTTATATTTTAATTCTGTTCAGTTTATGTGTATTTTTGCACATGGAAAATAAGACTTTAAAAAAAATTATGTGCATTTTTTCACGTTTACTGAACTCTCGCAGAAAGGAGAATACATTATCAATAACAAAACAAAGAAAGAATATTTTACAAGATTTCCTAATGAATATATTCAAGGAAATATTAAAACAAAATTTGGAGTAAGCAGAAAATTTTATATCACTTATATTCTCATTGACAAATATCGCTCATATGAGGATTACAGTTGGATTACCATCCGTAAAGTATTGGATTTTTATGGATATAAAACACACAGAAATAAGCCAAAAGCATTTAAAGAAATATTAGATGTCTTGGAATATATGATAAATAATCAAATGATTGAAGTAAAACAAGATTTAGATTCATTATCTTATGATACTGGTATTGAGATAAAAATTATCCCAAAAAATTTTGATTCAACAGAAAAATTTGCAAAACTTACATCTTCTCAGTTTGACACAATTATGATGGCTGATAGCTCTTTGAATAGAGAAAATATACTTGTAGCTTTTCTTTACATTAATTCATACATAGGCTGTCGTCTTAGACAAAATGATGGATCCGAATATGAAAATGCCAAAGATAATCCAGAAGCATTTTATAGAAGTATTAAACATATGGCTGAAGAATTATCTATGTCAAAAGATACTATTAATCAATGTATAGAATATTTAACTAAATCATTTGATAGCACACCTGCTCTCCTAATAAAAAGAGAAGTAGGTAGTGTACAACCAGACAAATCAAAACCACCAAAAAATGTACCAAATATATATGTATTGAATAAGGAGGGATATCAACAGGAAATAGAATGGGCTTTAAGTAAAATGTTGGAATTATATAAAGTGGACGAATTTTATCCATCTAAAAGCGGAAATTACAGATATGAAAGAAAGGAAAAATAGTTTAATGAATCAAAACAGCATTTATCTGAAGTTGAAATTAAAAACTTTCAAAAAGAAATTGGTCAAATTTGTGGAGTTGGTGATAAGTATGACAAAAATAAGTGGAGAATGATTTATAAGCGATATGAAGATGACCACAAAGATTGGCTAAAAAAATATGATTTATGGACTGAAAAGTTTTTACAGGAACATCCTAATTATAAATATGATAAGCCAAGTAGAATTATGTATTTAGTTAAAGAAGCTGGTGATGGAGATATATTGTTAAAGATCGCTTGTGAATTGTTTGTAGCATAGGCAGGTGATAACTTGCCTAACTATGTAAAGATACCACGAGAAATAATCTACAATAAAGAACTTGGTGATAAGCGGGTAATCATATTCTCCTACCTGTGTTCTCGTAGAGCCTTAGATGATACAGTGGCATTCAGTATTTCGGAGCTGTGCCACTGGTCACATCTAAAACCAAACTATCATGATGGAAAGATAAATCATAAATATCTGGAAATATTATCACTACTCTCCCACTATGATTATTTTAAATCTTATCCTGATTTTGAGAAGTTAGCAAAAGAGAAGAAAAATTCTACAGATTATTACAATATCCAAATCAACACAGAAAAATTTGATATACCTGATAATTTTGGAATTATCTACTTTGACGAATTAGGAAAGATTTTGAATTTCAAAGAAGAACTAAAAGATATCAAAGTAAATGGAGAAATAATTGATGTAACCAGAATGTCATCTTCTTATATCCTATTACTCCTCTCCTATCTTCGTGTAAATATGAATCGTAATCCAGATAAACCATTATGCTGTTACCGACTGTATCAAAAAATTACAGAGGATATCGGATTATCTGAACGTTACATATCTCGGATTGTAGAAATGTTAGATGTTATGGATATTATCAAGTTTCAAGAAGGTAAACGGATCAGATATAAAAAGCAGGATGATAAATATGGATTTCTTACTACTCCAAAGGCGTTTGCTGATTATAGACATTTTGTAAAAGATGAAAATGGAAATCAGATAATAGATTATGCTTATGATTACAAAATAGAAATTCAAAAACAGCTTGATATTTTAGAAGAATCACAAAAGAAAATGTAGAAATATATTGTAGATATCACAATGTTAACACAAATATTTTAATCAAAAGGAGAATCATCATGCATATTACATTAAAAATTTTATCAAACAGAAAAGGAGAAATCACAGTAACTAATGACAGGAACAACTAACAGATATGGAATTTATGAAGTAGATCACACAAAATTTGGAGGACTAATTTACCCTTCCGATTTCAATACAGATTATAGAGGAAAAGATAATACAAACGGATCTCAAATAGCAAGTCGTATAGAAGCAGATAAGCAAAGAGAAGAAAAACTTTGGAAGAAAAATCGAGAAGGTATTGAAAGGAATAAAAATTATGGCAAATAAATCTGGATACATAAATATTGATGAAAATGAAGAAATAACTATTGAAGAGCCAAAACTGTCAAACTCAGTTACAATTTCAGAACAGGAAGTATGTATCAATTTTATGAGAGATGAAGATTATGCCACAATCTATACTTCTGATACTACATATATGACAAAGTTAGATAAACTATGCAAGACAAGTCCAGATATGTACTCTCTTATCGCAGATACAGGTAGAGGAAAAACATATCGTGTTGAAGATAAGACTCTGATCAGTTTCAGAGCAAAGAAAAGAGAACTATCTGAAGAACAGAAAATTGCTGCTGGTGAGCGAATGAGGAAATACCAAGCAAGTAAACACAACTGAGATACCGTTATTTGTCAGAAATCAAATGGTGTACATTAGCGTAGAAAATTCTAATGTACTTATTGATAAAATTATCGACTGTGAAATTTTATACTAAAAAATCTAATGTACAACTTAAAATATGGAGGATGTTTAAAAATGTTAATGAAGAGAAGCTTAAAAGAACTGATGCAACCCCAATTTAAAGGCAACACAATTACGATTGAATTATCTGATTTTGGATATGAGAACTATATTGTTGAATGTGCGTATCACTTTGATAAACATGAAGATAAATATGCTCTTTCTATGTGGTTAAATCGTACCGATTTGGAGGATCGGATGAAGTTATCTTCTAAGAAGGTTGATACACAATACATATCAGGAACTAGAGAATCCATTATAGAGAATATCTGCCGAATTGTACATCATTGTGCCACTGTCACCGATAAGGGAAACGGCAAAAAATATTTTGATTACTTTGTAGAAAGATACGAATATGAACTTGCGTGTTTTGATCGTGGTAATGAGTTATTTGAACAGGAAAGACTGGCAGGATAAATGCTGACAAAGAGTGATTACAGATATTTTGATAAGGCAAGGCAGACAGCTACAATATCTGATTATTATAAGACTCATATTGGATGTGTAGCTGTTTATCAAGGTAGTATTATTGGCATCGGTTGCAACTGTAATAAAACCCATCCAATACAGAAGAAATATAATAGATACCGTAAACCATCAGATACTATGTTACCAAAGCTACACGCAGAAATTAACTGTATAAATTCTATCAGAAATTTAGATATTAACTTTTCAAAAGTGAAATTATACATATATAGAATTCGCAAGGATCAGCCATTTGGATTGTCTCATCCATGCCCTTCCTGCATGGCAGCTATAAAAGATTTAGGCATCAAAGATATTTACTACACAACAAATGGCGGATATGTATATGAAAGAATAGAGAAATATGGTGTGGGAGGTGTTGCTTAATCTGTGAGATATGTAAAATGAATCCTTGTCATTCCATGTGCCCAAATTACACACCTAGAAAAACATTACACTACTGTTCTTCTTGTGGTGATGGAATTTACGATGGAGAAGAATATATTAAAAACTTGGACGGCGAGTATCGTCACTATGAATGTTTTCATGGTATGAGGGATTTATTAGAGTGGCTAGGATTTGATATTAAGACTATGGGAGAATAAAGTCATGATGAAACCAAAATGGATTATTCCAATAATACATAATCTACCACAATGTATTTATATATGTTGGTGGAATAGCGAGTGGTTTATTGATAAGAAAAATTGGAATTGGTGGATTAAATAGAAATTTTAATGATGTGATAGAGAAGTAATAAATATAAAACTTATTATTATACGAGGAGGATCTATATGGATGTTTTTGAATATTTGCCGCAACTGATTGTTGCCTATGATGACAATGATGAATTTGCCAATCTTATTCATGTTAAAAAATCAAAGCAAAATATGAATTATTATTGTCCGTGCTGTGGAGGGATTGTAAAGCCAAGAGCTTTAGATAGTACAAAAGAGCAATCGCATTATTATCATGTAACAGGGAAATGTACGAAAGAGAGCCAATTACATTTTTTTTGTAAAAATTGGCTGTTTGAAAAGGGAAGTAAATTTTATATAGATGACAATTTGTTTGAAGTCGATTCTATAGACATTGAAATACCATGGGATACGCCTTTTGGTAAATATAAACCAGATATTACAGTATACACATCCTCTGGAGAAACTATTTATTTCGAGATTTTCTTTTCCAACAGAAAAACTGGTGATGATTATTTTTGTAAATGGAGTTACCTTGGAAACGCTGTCATAGAAATTAATGTAAGAGAATACATGTGCAAAACTGATGAAAGCGTCATCCCAAAGTTTACATATTTGTACCATGAAGGTATTTGTTATTCAAAGACATATATTAAGAAAGATTTATATGCTACAACAATTGCAAAGATAAAGAATGAACTGACAAGACAAAAAGTTCTTGATTATAAAGCAAGGATAAAAAAATTAGACTGGTTCTGGCAAAAGGTTATTGAAAACAGTTCGAAAGAAGATATATTAAAATGTATTGATGCTATGCCATATGAAGATATGGTTTCATGTTATGAGATTATAAAAAGAAAACAATGTGTTTCTCATTTAAAGAAATATATATTGGACACGATTAATAAAAAGGTAATAGATAATATCGGGAACTCTATTAATCTTCCGTTTGATGAGGATATTTATTTTGATGTCAGGCATTATAAAGGGAGGACATATGAAGTTGGCATTAGGTTGAATATTCAAACTGAGCATATTAAATATAATGATTTTTATTTAAAATGTAAGCACAATGGTTGGAACTTTGAAAAGTCCACAGGCTATCCTAAGATAATTTTTAAGAGAAATATATTTAGTCTTGAAGAAATAAAAATACCAAAAAATAAAATTTCAGAACTGAAAGATATATTTGATAAAACTGTTGAATATAAAAAACTGCTACTGAATTATGAAGAAGAATTGTCAAGATTTGAAGATAAGGGATATAAGGTCAGATTTAATAATAATTATTATACTGTTTTAAGACAAACAGAAAATAATAAACTTAAACCAATCTTGGAAGGACAATATATAGAAAAACTTGATATTGATTTATTATCTCAGGAAATTCAATATGAATTACAGGATAGAGCTGAGAAAGACTTTTTAGAGAATTATATAAAAGGGGAGGAAGCACAAACACTTATTTCCGATTTACAAAATTATAATAATATTGATGCTAAAGTTCGTGTTGGGTACAAGAAAAATTACAATAATGAGCAAGATTATGGTATATATTTCGATTTGGAAATTTATAATGGCACGATTTATAGCGAGAAACTTACTCTTAATAAAGATAAATTTTTAGATGTCATAGAATCTGCAAAACAAAAAATTGATAACTTTATAGAAAAATACAATAATGTCATTGATTTAGTATTTAAGATAAATAATTGTAAAAATGGTTTTTGGAAAGCAGCGTTAATTTTTAATTGTATTGGCGTTCTACGATTGGAAATAGATCAAGTATATATTGATCATTCTGAGTGGCATCTAACAAAAGAACATATTGATTTATCAGAAGGATACTTATCTTCTGACAAAAGATTTCAGAATGCTTTAGTAAACAAAATGAAAATAGTAATGAAAAATATGGAGAAATACGGATATCGTGTAATGGAGGTGCGTCAGTAATGAGAAATAATTTATACATCCCATCAATTGATGCCAAGGATTTGTACTTATCCAATAATTTTATCAAAAGCACTCCTTATGGGTATAAACTTACCCGTAAGGATGGTACTGATAATTTAGGGAAATATATTAATAGCTTTGATTACAGTTTGGATTTAATAGAGTTGAGAGATGTAGCAACAAAGGTATATGGTAAAAAAGATTCTTTGTCATTTGAATATAAAGGGAAAAAATATTCATCAAAAGTTATAAACGTAACTTTTAAATATGCAGTCAAAGAGTTTAATAAAACCGCCAAAAATACTTATGTTAGAAATGGATATAATTTAAGGGATTATGATTTAACTGATGGATATGCTGTAGATATAGATAGTAATGGTGAAAAGATTCTGGTGGCATTAAAAACAGATGAACCCTTTTACAATTCTGTAGACACTACTCTCCTACCCTCTTATTTTGCGTGCACTTATGATAAAGAGAAAATGACATATATATATTTGTTGGTAAAGACAATAAAAACTGTAAAGTCGGCAAAATGGTTGAGAGAATGGTGTTATGAAAACGGATTTATCTGCAACGGCATTCATTATTGCAGGTTTAAGAGGTCTAGCGGATCAGCAAGGGTTGGTAAATGCCTTTTTGTTGACAAACGCCTGTATCCTGATATGCATAAATCTGAACAATGTGGTTTAGATATAAAAAAAGGTGACGAATTGGACATTGCCGCATTTGAAGCATATATATCGTTGCCAACAAGCAGCATTATAGACACACTTGAAATCCGCCCCGAAAATATACTTGTTGTTGATGATTGGACAAGCATTTTTCATGATAATGCCGTGTGTACTGATCTTGAAGACGGATGGTTGAAGACAGAAGAAAAAGAAATGGAGATTTCTAATTCTATTTGGGATGGTCAGTCATTGATTGATTTTTCCTTGATGGGTAAATACCTTTCAAAAGGAATGCTGTTATTGAGGAATAAGTTTTTTAAGTCATGTTGTTTCAATACAAATATTCAAAGGTTCTTTGAAGATAACAATATAACGAATGTTTCACAGTTAAAAGGGGAAACAATAGCCAATGATATAAAAGATATAAAACTTATAACTACTCCATCCAGTATAAAATTTTATAAATTTGGAGATTTGAAAACATGGTTGGAAAATATTTACCCGTTTTTCGGAATCGTAAAGCATGACAAGGATACGCACTATTTTGGAGGACGTATGGTTCAAGCTCATTACCAGCTTCTAAATACTTTGCAATTATCGCAGGATGATATTAAGTATATTGTAAAAGAAGGTTTGGATTATATCAATTTGATTAATACTGATGTTGATGTTATGAGATACCACTTGAAATTCAGTGATACAGAAGATAATTCAGAATTTGAAGATGATAATATCATGAGGAATAAAAATGAGATTGTGTATAAGTTATTGAATTATAACTGTGATTTTCATAAGACTCGTGTTTATTATGATTTCAAAAAGGATTTGTGTCGTTCTTATTTAAGGAATATGAAAAAGGGACATATTCTTCTGAACGGTACATATGCCACACTGTTTGGTAATCCATATGAAATGTTATTACAATCAATAGGAAAATTTGACGGAATATCTATTCTTAAATCTGGTACAGTACATAATACAAGGTATCCTTATGGATGTGATATTCTTGGAAGTCGTAGTCCACATGTCACGATTGGGAATATTCTAATAACTAAGAATGTAGAGTGTGAAACAATTGACAGATATTTCAATCTTACATCAAATATCATTTGTATTAACAGCATTGGAGAAAATATACTGGAAAGATTAAGTGGTGCGGATTTTGACAGCGATACTTTGCTTATTACAGATAATAAGATATTGATTGATTCCGCCAAAAAGAATTATCATATCTTCAAAGTTCCAACACGTAATATAAATCCTCCAAAATCAAAAAGACACTATACACCTACTGACTTGACTGATCTTGACGACAAAACTAGTAATAATAAGATTGGCGAAATTGTAAATCTGTCGCAGGAGCTTAATTCATTATTATGGGATATGGTATCTAAATCTGGACAATCCGCAGAAGAACAATATGACCAGATAAAAGAAATATATTATGATGTTTGTCAATTGGATGTTATGAGCAATATTGAAATAGATAAAGCTAAAAAAGAATATCCTGTAGATACCACAAAGGAATTGAAACGAATGCGAAAGAAATATGAGAACTTATTGACCACATCTGATGGAAGAAAACGTACTCCCTATTTTCTAGGATTTATTGCAGAAACAAAGAATTACAAGAATGTAGATAGAAAAGATTACCAGAAATATAATACCAGTATGGATTACCTGCACAACTGTATTAATCAAAACCGCTCTGGAAAATCTATGGGAAGTGGTTTTTTATCTGTGGCAGATATATTTAGACCAAAAGATTATGATAAGAACTTAGTAAACAAAAAACAGGTCGCAAAAATAATCCATATGACAAACGAAACTTTAAATTACATAAAAATGGTTTCGTGTAATCCATCTTTTTACGAAGATCATTGTTACTATAGGAATCGGGCAAGGATGGAATTATTATATGAAATTAATCGGATGAAGATCAACCAACATACAATGTATCGATTATTGAAAAGTTTAGAAAGTAAGAATAATTCATCAATTAAAAACTTACTATTTTATATTTTGTTTAATTATAAGAATGACATTTTAACCGACATATTGAATCAATATAATAGGGTTAATATATTTTTATGCGAGGATAAAAACGGAGAAATTGATGTGTATGGTTTTAAATTTTCTAAAAAAAGTTCCCCCAAGGCAATTTTATAAATCCAAATTTTCCGAGTACTACTCGGAAAATTTGGATTTGCAGATAAGGATGCATTAAGGTAGGAATAAGAAAGGGTGATAATTGATAGTAAAATCTGAACTAATTCACGAGACATGGAAAACTGTCGAAAGCAATATTGAAAAAAATAGGGTTGAAGATACAATTAACACTTTTATAAATATTATTGGTAATGAAATAAGGAATGGACATGTAGTTAAAATTGAAGGGCTTGGAAGATTCTACCCATTCACAAAAAAGACAAAGGGGAAAAATATAAGTGATGGTTCCATTCAAGAAATCCCCAATGCTAAATATATACGTTTTATTCCCAGTTCTAAGTTAAAACAATAAAATTTATCTTTCCTTGGGTAAGGAGGAATCAATATTAATAGATTAAATGAAATACGAATAAATACGTTTGGGACAAAGATGAAAGTTGTATTCTATAGAAGACATGATGATATGGATGTAGAATTTTTAGATGATTATCATTTTATTAAAAAGCATGTTACATATTCAAACTTTAAAAGAGGCGAAATCAAAAATCCCTATGATAAATGTCTTTATGGCGTTGGAGCAATTGGTAGTGGAAAATATAAAGTTAAAGTGACAACAAATGGAGAATATACGCAAGAATATACTGCTTGGGTAAACATGATAAAAAGATGCTATTATCAAAAAGAAAATGCTAAAAATAACGCATACTTAGATAAACGTTCCGTTTGTGATGAGTGGTTAAATTTTCAAAACTTTGCTCAATGGTTTGAAAATCATAAATATGTTGTAAATGAAAGACTGCATGTAGATAAAGACATTAAAAATCCATGTTGTAAAGTTTATTCGCCAGATACATGTATACTCGTTCCACAAAAAATCAATATGCTATTTCTTAACAAACCAAATAAACGAGATTTGCCAAATGGAATAATCAAATGTATTAATGGTTATCAAGCCAAATATGGTGGTGAATCTATAGGTATATATAACACTATCGAAGAGGCGTATTATTACCAGACTCAGAAAAAGAAACAAGAAATAATAAAAGTTGCAAATGAATATAAAAATATTATTCCTAATGAAGTATATGATATTATTGTAAATTATGAGTTTTTAATTGAAAATGATAAAAACTTCAAAGCTGCTTAATAGAAATAATAAAACAGAACAGTGATTTATCCTACACGATATGGAGAAATAAAGGTCGTGGTTTGAAATATTTAGGTTGTGACTACCTATCAAAAGTACATCGGTACTAATTCGTTGCCGGTTCTGAAAATAGCTCTTAAATGAGTAGAAATTATTTTTCGTCTAAGATATGGTTATAAGTTAGTTGGGATGATGCCATATTAAAAACTTGCGAAACGTGATGAAACCAGTTAAGATTCCCATTCAAGACTGTACGGATTCGTTGCTCTGGAAGTAATTATATAGGCGTTTATACAGAGTGTTTGAGATTTATTTCTTATTAGTTAGTTTTATTTCTCATTTCTTATACAGGTGGCGGTACTGCTATTCTAGCAGTATCGTCATTTGTTCTTGTATCCATAGCTCAGTTTGGTAGAGCATCTGATTTTTAATCAGAATGTCATAGGTTCAAATCCTATTGGGTACATTTGCGGTAAGGTGTAAATGGTTGCATATTGGGTTCATACCCCAATGGGTCTGTTCGAGTCAGAATCCGCTACTCTTTTGTCTGTTTAGTACAAAACAGTCCTCCGTTGCAAGGCTCATCGTCAATAGCCCACAAATTGTAAATATAAGTGTTGAAAAGATATAAAAAAGCATAAATGAAAGGAAGATTTTAAATGGCAAAATTAGATAATACACACCAAACAATTGAAAATATTGTAGGTGCAAGAGTTGAGGAAATCAATGGCGAATTAGTTTTAGTGAATGAGGAAGCATTTGACGCTCCTATTAGTATTGTAAATATGTTTAAACAGTATGTTGGACAGGCTATTGATCTTAAATTGGGTGGAGCTGCTCCAATTTCTAGTTCGATGTTTGATGAAGAATGAAAGTAGGTGACTACTATTATTGACTTACATAGCTTAGAGAATGAAAATGAGGAACAGTTTATATTTAGACTTGGTTCTGCTAAAGATGCTGGTACTCTTGACATGAACTGGGAAGAAATAGCTGCAATTATAAATTCAGAATTTAGGTCTGACGAATCTGAGTACAGGAGCGAGGCGGCTTATAGAAAGCCCTATCAGCAAGCCAAAAGATATTTAGATGCCAACGCTTTTAAGACTTGTAAAGATGAAGATTCTTATTTTAAAGAGTTACAGCTTCAGAAACAAGATATAAGGAAGGAAAAGCAAAAACTTTTTGATGAGCGTACTGCCCTAAATAAAACATTACGTGAAAATGCAAGAATTGAAGAAGATTTATCCAAATTAGAACGCCTAATCAAAAAGAATGGTTCTACCACTCTTCCACCAGTGAATAATTTTATTGCATCTGCTGACAATGATTTATTTATCTGTTTATCTGATTTTCATTTAGGAATTGACACAGATAATTATTTCGGAAAATATAATTCCGACATTGCTGCTAATAGATTATCTCAGTATTTCTCAAAAATAATTGAAATACAAAATATACACAAGTCGGAAAATGCGTATGTTGGTATATTAGGTGATATTCTTAATGGCGAAATCCATTTTACAACACAATTAGAAAATAGAGAAAATGTCACTGAGCAAATCCAAAAAAGTGCGGAGTTAATTTCTGCATTCATTTATGAATTGAGCAAACGTTTTAGGACTGTGTATATAAATGGAGTAGCTGGGAATCATTCAAGGACATCATTTAAGGATCAGGTTCTCAGAGGAAATAGATTAGATAATCTTATTCCATGGTATATGAAAGCAAAATTAAACCATTTGCAGAATATAATTTTTATTGATAATGAAAATTATGATTCCACTATTGCCACTTGCATAATTCGTGGCAATGAATATCTTATGGTACATGGTGATTGGGATAGTTACTCTGAATCTGGTGTGTCTAAATTGGTTATGATGCTCAATTTCAAACCAAGAGGAATATTTTATGGTCATTTGCATCGATGTTCTTATGACGATATCGCAAATGTAAAAATTATTAGAAGTGGCAGTTTTAGCGGAACAACTGATGATTATACAATTTCTAAGAGGCTCAGTGGTAATCCTTCACAGATGGTTTGTGTAATTGACAGCGATGGGATAAAGGCTTGTTATCCTGTTTCATTAGATTGACAAATAGAATACTAATTTCATGACAAAGTAGACTGTGTACGAGTGACACAGTTTTTCTATTTTATATGTGCATAAGTGACTATGGAGAACAGGACTACTCTTCTACTTTTGAGTAGTCCGCTTCGATTAAGCGATATAGTGTCACTACTGTATCGTATTATATTAATTCCAACTAGCAGAGGTGGTCATTAGCCGTACTACGCCCAAATTAATAGACGGCTCGGAGATAGGGAATTGTTGATGCCGCTATTTCACTTTTAAAAAAGATTGAAAATTGAAAGGAATAAAAAAATTATATGAATAAAACAGAATTGATCACAGGTATGGCTGAAAAGGCTGAAATTTCTAAAAAGGATGCTGAAAAGGTACTGAATGCCTTTACTAATATTGTTGCTGATACATTGGTTGATGGAGATAAAGTTTCCATTACAGGTTTCGGAACTTTTGAGGTTGTAGAACGTGCAGAACGTCAGGGGCGGAATCCAGCCACAGGGGAAACAATTACCATTACAGCTTCTAAATCTCCCAAGTTTAAGGCTGGTAAAGCATTAAAGGATGCTGTAAAGGCTTAACTTTTTGGAGGTAGTTATATGTTGAACTTTGAAAATATTGAAAATTTAGTATCTCACATGTTTGACAATTTAGATAACGAAGATAATCTTGTGTCTGTAATTGCAAATAAAAAGATGGTCACTGATATTATGGTGGAATTACTTAATTACAAAAATGTAATTCTTGAAAGTTGTGAACTTGATTATGATGAAGAATACGATAGAGAATATATTGTATCTCTATTTGATGATGTAGAATCCGATAATTGGCACGTTAATGTAGAAAAATGTTATCTTGCCCAAAAGGATAAATACGTTTCCACGGATGGTTATATTTTATTTCATGAAGATGTGAATAGCAAGGCAATGGTTGATATGCAGAACAATGAGTATATGCCATTAGGAGAGCATGATTGGTTTACTATTGGTAATGAGGAATTAGAGGATATCAACGAAGATGATAATGATGTCGAAACAAATTTAGATGGAACTGACCCCGAAGATGAGTTGGATGATTCTGGATATAGTATTACTGTAAAAGTCGGTTTAGATACTGATGAAGCAGAAAAGATTATTCGTGATATGAGAAAGAATTTTCAGAGAGAAGTGTCTGGTATGTTTGATATGTTATATAGACAATATCTTTATGAGTATCATCCACAGCCACTTAGGTTTTATTGGTAAATATAGTATCTGATATTCGATGAGATTTTTTATAAAAAAGACTTGCGTTCAGAAATTGAGCGTAAGTCTTTTTTATTTGGAGAAATATAACTTAGAGATTTGCAGTGAGTGAAAGTAACTGCCGATCAGTGAAGCGACTGATTACCTTTAGACGGATAAGCCATTGGTGGTACGCATGTGTAGGGTATGCTCTACCACACCAACAATGGAGAGACTTGGAGGATAATTACCTCCCACTCTCCTTTTACTGAAAATAATTTTTTTTTGATTAAAAGGAGAAAACAAAAATGAGAAAGAAAAAAGATGACAATAAAGGAACTTCTAACATTAATAATATCCTTAAAATTTTTCAAAACAAAAAATTCGGAAAAATAAGAGTTATACTTATAAATAATGAAGTTTATTTGTAGGAAAAGATGTTGTTGAAGCACTTGGTTACAAGAAAGGATATTCAGATGTATTAAAGCAACAGTGTCACGAAGATGATTATATTCTTTATGATAAAACTCATCCCCTCACAGGTGTTGAGTTTGATATCAAAGAATTAGGTCAAAGGGGTGGATATATAATTAATGAATCTGCACTATATGCTTTAATATTTGGAAGTGAACTTGACACAGCAAAAGATTTTAAACATTGGGTTACATCTGAGGTTTTACCTACAATCCGTAAAACAGGTGGTTATATTAATAATGTTGAACTAATGGTAAATACATATTTTTCAGATGTTCCAGATGAACAGAAATCGCTAGTTAAAGGATTGCTTGTTAATATTGAGGAAAAACAAAAGAAAATTGTTTCTTTAAATAATGAGAACGATCTTCTTGCACAGAAAAATCTTGAATGGGCAGATAGGCCTTTGATTAATTCTTTGGTTAGAGCGTATGCTTCTTCTATTGGAGACTTTGGTAAAGCATGGAATAACTACAAGAAAGAACTTTTATACAAACACAGTATCAATATAAATTCAAGAATTACCAATCATATTAACACTACTGGAAAGAAACCTAAGACATTGAATATGATTGATGATTCAGAATTAGCAAACGCAATCAGTGTAGCTTTGTCATTATGTAGAGAAAATAATGTTGAAATTGATGATTTGCTAAATAATAAATCGGATTAATTCACATATAGAGATATATTGGCGGTGCAAGTAGCCAGTCAACTTGTGATGTGACAAGTTACTTATTGAACGGAAGGAAGTGAATATTTTATGGGAAATGGTAGAAAAACTGTCTATAACAGTATTTCTTCACCAGAAAAAATATCAAAGGTCAATCCAGAAAATCTTCAATTGGGAAACGATTTCTTAGAATATCTTACTTCCATTGATCGAAGTAAATCTACAGTGGATGCCTATCGCAATGACTTAAACATATTCTGGTGCTGGAATCTTGATAATAACAATAATAAATTCTTTGTGGATTTATCTAAACGTGAAATTGCAAAATATCAGAATTATTGTTTGAATACTTTGGGTTGGAGTCCTGCAAGAATGCGAAGAGTAAAATCTACCCTCTCGTCTATGAGCAACTTCATTGAAAATATGATGGATGATGAATTTGAAGGATATAGACCAATAATCAGAAAAATCGAAAGCCCAGCAGCTTGTGCTGTTAGAGAAAAGACTATTCTTGAAGAAAGTCAGTTACAAGAATTATTAGATAAATTAGTTGAAAAGGGACAGTACGATAAGGCGTGTATGCTTTCATTAGCAATGAATAATGGTAGAAGAAAAGCAGAATTGCCAAGAATGAAGTTATCATATTTTACTAATGAAAATGTCATTTATGGTTCCTTATATAAGACACCTGAGACTGTAACTACCAAGGGCAGAGGATCACGTGGTAAGCAGCTTATAGTTTATACACTAAAAAATGGTTTTCAGAAATACTTAGATTTATGGTTAAAATATAGAGAAGAAAACAATATTACCTCTGAGTGGTTGATTCCAAGAAAAGAAAATGGTGTTTATATTGATGAACAAGTACCAATTACAACTATGGATAGTTGGGCAGATACATTTACAAAAATTTTAGGTGTACCGTTTTACTGGCACTCATTACGTCACTTCTTCACAACTAGTTGTTCTCGTAGTGGATTACCAGATGATGTAATTAAAAATCTTGTTGGTTGGGAATCAAATGACATGGTTGCCACTTATAAAGACATAGATGCAGATGAACAGTTTGCTCAATACTTTGGAGAAGATGGTATCAAAGATATAGAAAAGAAATCTTTGTCTGATATGTAAGTATTTGTCTTGAAACTCCAATTTCATTTATTTCAATCCCAAAACCCTAAAATACAAAATATAATTGAATTTATATGAGTTTTATTATATAATACATCTATATAAATTCAAAGGAGGCAAAATGAAAATGTCGAGAAAATATGTTTTTCCAGATCCAGATGACAGATCTAAAAATGATCCTAATACAATTGTTGACAGTAAAAAAGTTTTAGGAATTTATAATCAGGAACATGGGGATGATGAGGATATGCAAAAAGTAACTCAAAAAGTTCAAGAGTGGTTCACAGAGAAAGCAAAAACTAATGGTTGGGATGAAATTAGTTTTTCTGGTGGACAATGTATTCTGAAAAATAACTTTACAAAATAAACCTATTGAATTGAATAGGTATAAAAGATTATAACCGCATCAGATTAGGGCCTGGGCGGTTATTTTTGTGAATTGTTTCTATCATCGTTTCCGATGGCATATCCAAGTCCGAAGCAGGTCAGGCCAAAAACCAACACTGCAATAAGTCCTTCCAATATCAACATCTGTTCTGCCCTCCTTTCCCAGATTCCCTTTCAGAATTCTATGTAAATGGAGGGTCACAGTCCCTTGGCAGAAGGACAAACCGTCCTACCGTACTTAGGCAGTGCTTGTTATTATTCTGTAAAATATCACCTATATTGTCAATTAATTCCTCTAAATCAATCATTAATCATATAATAAATTAATAAACAATTATATAATGTGGAACTCAACCTATATCCTTTGCGGATGTATAACTGTCACAGGCAGTAAATAGTAATAACCGAAACTATAATAAGCTGACAACTGCCGTAGTAAGTATTGAAAGGTTAAACGAAAAGTTTTTGAAAAATCTATTTTCTCCAATTATGGAGTCTATTCATGCATTAAGTATGAACATTTCGAAATTTTATGTGCATGTCTGGAGAGTCTTCTGTACTCTCCTACCCCATTCTATTTTCTATCATTTTTCTATAACGGTGGATATGCAAGTGGTTAAAGCGGGCGAACTGTAAATTTGTTTCAATTGATTCGTAGGTTCAAATCCTACTCCACCGACTATTATTTTATAAATATCTAAAGAAAGCAGGTGATAAAATGGCAAATTATGATATTGATAGACCTTTAAGATTAGGTGAAGTAAGAACAATTCGTAGTGATGGAGGAAGAAAATTAGAACAAGCAGAACTACTTTTTTCTTCTGCTACTATTGCACAATTTAATGTAAATAGAACAACAAATAAAGTAGATTTGTTAATGGATAATACGGACTTCAAATATCAAGATTTGAATTGTGCCTTATCCAAAAAAGTAATTCGAGATATTTATATTATATTTCGTGATTTGTATAATGAATTAGAATACGAAGAAAGTGAGGACAATACATAATGAAAATTTTACCTATCAGAAGCATTGAAAATGATACATATACAACCGTAATTAAACCATCTGAGTGGGGAACTGCATCTGTGACCGCTGAAAGTGAATTGGCTATGCTGGAGGATACTCCGCAGCTCCTTAGATATGCGGATATTGAGTTTAAAGATAAATTCATTGTATCTGATGGACTTCCTGTAGTTTCTACTGAGGCAAATGCTGTTGAAGTAAATCTGGATCTGAATAATAAAGAATTTATGCTTGATGAAAATTTCGAGGTTTCTATTTCTATTGATGCAAAGAAAATTCTTGATTCTGAGCTTGATGGAACTATTTTTGCAGATAAGCATGTCTTGGCTCAGGCAAAGACAATTCTCTTTGAGACAAAGGTAATCGCAAGAATTAAAGAACTTTTGGAGATTGCCAGGAGTCACGTTAACAGTTTTGAAGAGACTATTGAACAGACATTGTAGGAGGCACTGTTATGTATTCTATATTAATTCAAGATAAGAAGAACAATGGACACTTCTCTTTCTTACAAGTAAAAAAGGAAATTATGAAGGAAACTGTTGAGAAAGTTGAAGATGATTCAGGGAATTTAATTGATAAGATTGTTTATACTCCAACTGGTCAATTTGAAAACGTGATTTATGAAGAGGAAGACAAGGATAGATTTGAGGAAAAATGTACTGAATTATTGAGGACATATAATCTTAGTGAATTAAGATTTATTGATAATTTGCAGTATGGTGTGGATCTTGTTTGGGAGAATTCACATTAAAAAATGTGGAGAGTAGTTTAGTATTGCTGCTCTCCTAATCATATGCAGATATAACCCTAATTGGTAAGGGAGAAGACTGCTAATCTTCCAGTAGTCGTCCTATGACGGCGTTTCGGTTCAAGTCCGAATATCTGCGTTTTGCCGAAGTAATCAGAACGGCTTCTGAACCTGTCTTGAAAACAGTGGGTACGATAATGAATCGTATGGGGATCGACACCTCACTCCGGCGTTTAAATAAGCATTTCAAAGGGTAAATTTAATAAGATTTTTGAAAGAGTCATGTGAAATATCATGGCTCTTTTGTGTTGTTTTCGCCATTTCATACAGGGTAATTACTACCCTCTCCTTACTTGGGTAACTGTTGCAGCGGTTACTCTGTATGAGATGACGATTCGTTATCTGCAAATAACGTATAAACAAAAACTAGCATCCACTGCTTAGTGTGGAAGTAAGGAGAATTTTATATGAGATTTAACAAAAAGGAACTGCAAAGGTTAGGTTGCACTGAATCAGAAATTGAATTAGTACTAAAATGTCAAAAGAAGTATCCAACTATATTTGATAAAGAAAATTTATCAAGCAACGATTTTTCTATTGATGCAAGAGAATTATATATACAATTAATAACTGATGATAATGGGAGTATTCAAAAGGCAACTCGTTTTAATGATTGGATTTCTAAAAGAATTAAGAAATATCATTTTGCAGAAGATAAAGATTTCCTCGTTACTCAAAAAAAAGTAACGAGAGAAATTGGTGGTTCTACAACAAATGAATATTCCATAACATTGCGAATGGCTGAGCATTTATGTATGGTACAAAATAATGAAAATGGAACGGAGTTAAGAGATTACTTCTGTTTAATGGAAAGAATAGTTGTTGATAATGAAAAATGGTGGTCTACAAGAAATCCACAACGAGCAAATTATAGACCTATGTGTGAGGCAATATCTAAGACAATTTATAATGCATGTGGTCGTCCTGGTGATGATTCTGATTTTTCAAGAGAGGCAAATATTATTAATAGAATTGCCACAGGATGTTCTGCATTAGAGATAAAAACTTATCTTGGTGTTGGTTTAAATGAATTAACTCGTGATAATCTTACAAATGAATACAATGAAAAAATTGCGTTTCTTCAAGAACAAAATATATTGCTACTTGGAATGGGATTACCAATTGTTCAAAGAGTGAATATGTTAATTTCATTCTTCGATACAAAATATCCAGATGCCAAACCTCTTCAAAGTTATTATGATCGAGAATATCTATTAAGAGAAAGACAAAAGATACTGGACTGTTTAACAAAATAGGAGCAGCTTAACTACTGCTCCTCTATCCTTAGAAGAATTGTTTCATTGTGTGTTATGTTGTAGTGATTTTAAAATATCTGAAATTTTATTGTAATCTTGCAATGTTAATTGATGTTCAAGATTATGCTCTTTAATATAATCTTCTGCTGGTTTTGTAAAATATGAGGTAGTTGCAATAAAACCTCCATTTGCTTTTTCAGCAGATATAACCCCATATAAACGCTGTATAACATCAATTCCAACAGGTTTATTAGGAGAATATTTTTTACATTCAACATAAAATAAAAATGATGCAAGTCCTTGTTTTGCAATAAAAATATCCTTCCCTCCATCACGGGTTCTTGGTGTGATTTCAACAGAAAATCCTTGTTTTTCAAATATTTTAGCAATAACACGTTCAAAATCATATGAAGAAAGATTATGTAGTAATTCTGGTTTTTTAGCTAATTCATCTAATAATTGATCATTTATTTCTGTAACTATAATTTTAGTTGAGCTGTCTATTTCATCAATTTTGTTACCATACTTATCAACTATACAAGGTGTATATAATAAACTTAAATTATTCTCTTTAATTTTCTGATGTAAAAGAAAATGTCCAATTTCATGTGCTAGTAATGCGTTACCTTGGGTTATATCATATATTTTATCCAAAAACATATTATTACGAAGAGAATAAAAATTATCAAACAAATTATTCATCTCTTGATGTGAAAGCGGTGTTACTTCAATCATATGAATATAAGGCTTTATAGCATCAATAAAATGGTTTTGCTTTACTAAAGTTCTTTCTCTTAATATAAATATAAATTTTGAATTTATATAGGATGGTATTTTGCATATTTCATATATTATATTTGTATTTATCCATTCATGACTAAAATCTTCAAACACATATATTCCTTCATCAAATTTATGTGTTAAAAGTGATACGTCGGAAGAATATGGTCTTATTGTATGTATATTTTGATTGCTAAAATATTTGCTAAGACATTGACTGCATATTGTTGTTTTCCCAACACCAGCCATTCCATATATAAATGTAATTCTATTTTCTAAAATAGATTTCCTTATTGATTCCAATAATTCGGGTCTTTCTATATACATTTAGCACAACACTCCTTCTATTTTTTACAACATTATATCATAAAACCTTTTAATTTTATATTGATACATAAAATATTTCACTGAATATAGGACAATTGGTAGTCCGCTGGTTTTGGAAACCAGACGTTGTAGGTTCGAGTCCTGCTATTCAAATTTCAGACAGTCATCATGGCTGTCTTTTTTAATTGAACAAATAATTTTGAAAATGAAAGGATGGTGCTTATGGCACAAGCAAAATCAAATAGTGAATGGAGAAATAAATAAATAACGGCTATGAGAGGATCGTTTGCTTTCAATAGCAATTAGTCGTATCAAGCGAGAGAAATAATCGGAGTAGCTACCGATTATGGGTTACTAACCTCACCCACTCTCTCGTTGCTTAAATGGAATTTTGAGGTTAGGGAAAGCAGGTTAGGGAAAATGTCAAAAAGAAAAACGCAAAAGGATTTTGAAAAAGAATTATTAGAAAAGCGCAATGGTGAATATAAGGCAATAGGGAAATATACAAAATTAAGAGATAAAATTTTAATAAGACATATAAAATGTGGTTATGAATGGGAACCTCGTGCTGATTCAATATTAAACGGTTGCTCTGGATGTCCAAAGTGTTCTAATCATAAAGCCGGATTCAAACATGGTGGTAATAGTACGTCTATTAAAATTGGGTTGAATGACTTATGGAGTACTGCTCCAGAATTTGCAAAACTACTAAATAATCCTTCTGATGGATATAAGGTTGGTAAAACAAGTAGAAAATCAGTAAAATGGAAGTGTCCTGATTGCGGACATACACAAATACGAAAAGTACATAGTGTTACGCACAATGGGTTATATTGCGAAATGTGTAATGATGGTTTTAGTAAGCCCGAAAAATTTATGCGTTCTGCTTTATTACAACTTGGACTTGATTTTCAAATGCAAAAAAGATTTAATTGGGCACAAAATAAGAAATATGATTTTTATTTTGATAATATTATTTGTGAAGTACACGGGTTGCAGCATTATGAACATGGTTTTCAACAATTTGGCGCAAGAACATTAGAAGAAGAAAAATATAATGACTACTTAAAAGAAAAATTAGCAAAAGAAAATGGATTTACAGATATAACCTACATAATTATTGATGCAAGATATACAGATAAAGAATGGATTAAAAATTCTATAATAAATTCTACTTTATCTCAAAAATACGATTTATCTCTTATTGATTGGGATAAATGCGAAAAAGATTGTTTGACATCAATTATGATGCAAATATGTAATCTATGGAATCAAGGATATACAACTTCTGAAATCAAACAAGAATTAAATTTATCAAAGAAAACTACCACAGTATCTAAATACTTAAAAATATGTAATGATTTAGGATTGTGCAATTATGATCCAACTGAATCAAGACGAAGTGCTAGTAGGCACAAGGTAGTGTGTTTAAATACTGGCGAAATATTTAATTCAATAGTTGATGCCGAAAATCACTATGGTATTCAAAATATTTCAGGGTGTTGTATAGGACAAATTAAAAGTGCTGGAAAGCACCCTATAACCAAAGAAAAATTAAAATGGATGTATTATGAAAATTATTTAAAAAGCACTGCTTCTTCGGAAGTTAGTGCTTAATTTATTTGAAATACAGGAGGTGGTAAGTACGGCTACTAAAGGTGCAAAAAAAGAAACACAAAAGAAAATATGTCTGGCTTGTCCACCAGAAGAAAATAAGAATGTACATCCATTAGGAGATTTTTATCTAAGCAAAAATCCTATGCATAAAGATGGAAAATTACCTTGGTGTAAAAATTGTATAAAACGGCTGAGTTTAAATAAATCAGGAGAAATAGATGAGGAAAAATTTAAATCTGTACTGCGACAGATAGATCGTCCATATTATAAAGATGTTCTTCAATCAGCAGTAAAACAATATAAAAAAGAACATTCATATATTGAAGATAATGACATTAAATATCATGGTGAAGATATTATTGGGTTGTATTTTAAAAACCTCAATACGCTTAGACAGGTTGCAAATAAGTCATATGGAGATAGCGAAAAAGAAGGATTTGTCAGGAAACAAGGTGTACAAGCAGCAAGCGTAAATATTGGAAATACTGTAAAACAAACTGTAAAGGATAAACACTATTCAAGCATTGAAGATTTTGAGGTTACAGATAATATAAAAGATTTGTTTGGAGACGGATATACTACTGTTGAGTATAAAAAAATGTACGAGAAATACGAAAAACTTAAACTCAATTACACCTTACAAACAAATTTACACCAAGAGGCTCTTGCAACTTATGTTCGTTTTAAGGTAAAGGAAGAAATGGCTACTGCCGCTGGTAATGTAGATGAAGCTAAAAAATGGTATGACGCAGCACAGAACGCAGCATCAAACGGGAAATTAACACCAAAACAATTATCTGCCGCCGATCTACAAAAAGGAGTAAATAGTTTTAGTGAATTAACATTAGCAATTGAGCAAGCAACAGATGTAATCAATATATTGCCAAAATATAAGACTCAACCACATGATGCTCCAGATTTTAATATTTATTGTTATATAAGTTACGCACGAAAACTAAAAGGATTACCACCAATAGAATACAAAGATATTTACAAATTTTATGATGATAAAATGGAAGAATATCTGAGGCAGTATGGTGATCCAAACGGTGTATTTACAGAAGCCAATGACACTATGTTAAAAAACAGACCGAATATAGAAAAATTCATTATATTGCCAAGCGATTACGATGACTTGTCAGATGGAAGTGAGGACGATGCAGATGAATGATTTTCATCTGATGACTGATGAGTCAATCAAGGAAAGAATACTTGCTATACAAGATGATTCTGTATTTGGAAAAAACTTATATAACTACTATGAATTTATAAGCTGGGCAAGATGGTATCCAGATTTGTTTATAGACTTATTGCGCACTGAAAAAAGTAACTTCAATATGCATTTTGATCAAAGAGTTTTTTTGAGGTCAGATGTGCGATTTATGAATATGTATGGTACATTCAGTCGTGGATATGCTAAAACATTCAATGAGGTTTTGTCTTGTGTTATAGTGGCTATTCTTTTTCCGCAAATTGAACTTGCCATTTCAGCTCAGACGAAAGAAAATGCAGCAGATTTATTAAAGTCTAAATTTAATGAAATACGAAATAAATTCCCTCTTATTGAAAACGAATTAGAAAAAGAACCTAAATTTATTAAAGGTGATGCATTAATTCAGTTTAAAAACGGAAGTTCTATAGATGCTATTGCAAATGCGCAGACAACCAAAGGACAAAGACGAAGAAGATTAAAAATTGAAGAAGCTGCTCTTTTAAATAACGAATTATATCAAGATGCTCTTGAACCTGTAACAGAGGTTCCTAGATATACTGTGGGTAAAATGGCTCTCGTAGATCCACAGGAATTAAATCAACAAATACATTTCTTCACAACATCTGGTTTCCGTGGCTCCGATGAATACCAACGCTCTATAGACATGTATGACAATATGTGCGAATTGAAAGGACAAATCGTTCTTGGTGCAAGTTGGATGCTACCGTGTTGGTATGGCAGAGGTAGTAATAAAAGTCAGATATTAAGAAAAAAAAGTACCTCCTCTCCTATTGCTTTTGCGCAAAACTATGAACAAGAGTGGGTTGGTTCTTCAGACGGTGCATTAGTTGATATAAACAAGTTAATGATTTGCCGGACATTAACCACACCAATGATTAATTTCAATAAATTGGATGAAGAATTTTATCTTGGTGTAGACGTTGCTCGTAGTCAGAAAGCAACAAATAACCAATCTTCTATTGCAATTGGACGAGTTATAAGAAATAAAGAATCGAATAGGATTGTATCTATTGAAATTCCAAATATTATGACAGTATCTAATGCAATGAACTTTTCAGCACAGGCATGTTTGGTGAAAAAGACCAAAAAGAATTTCCTAGCAAAAGCAGTTATTGCAGATGGGAATGGATTGGGTGCAGGATTGATAGATGAGTTGTTAAAGGAATCTTATGATCCGATTACTGGAGAGTATCTTGGATGTTGGAATACAATGAACACCGATAACCAACCAGAGGTTAGAGATGCTGAAAAATGTTTGTTTGATATGAAAGCACAGCATTTTCAGAGTAAAGTAGTTGCTGATTTTATAGATGCTGTTGAAAGTGGCAAATTAAAGTTGCTTGAGAAAAAGCAAGACACAGATTTTTCTCCTAAAGATAAACAAAATATGGATTTAAGAGTATTACCTTACATACAAACTGATTTATTATTTGAGGAAATAGCAAACTTAAAATTAAAGCATATGACAAATGGTGCTTTATCTGTAGAAAAGGTCGTGAAAAAAGTAGATAAAGACCGCTTTTCTGCATTAAGTTATCTGATATTTTACATTACTGAATATTGCAGTGCTATTAAGTCAAAAAAAAATAATACCAATGTATCCTCTCTCACTGCTCTTGCACGAAAACCCAAATTATATTCTCATTAGAAAGGCGGTGATTCAATATAGAAGAAAATACAAATAACAACGGGGCAATAAAAGAACAGTTTCAACAGGACACAAAAAATGTCAATGATTTCTTAGATAAAAAGTCACCGTCTTTTGATGTATATAGTTTGAAAAGGCTTGTTTTGTCTGAGTTGTCTTATAAAGGTGCATTTAGGCATAATCGCATATGTGGATTTACAAGAAATCAGATACAAAATATGTCTCAATATCCTGAACGATATGGAAAAAATATTGTAAGACTTTCCAGATATATGTATTTAAAGAGCGGATATTACAAAAGACTTATAGACTATTTTGCTAATATGGGGATTATAAATTGGACTGTAGATTTAGAAGCAAAAACCGCAAAAGCATATTCCCCAGATGATAAATTATCAAAACAAATAAGAACGAATTACTATAAATATGTTGCACAAGTAAATAAGTTTAAGTTGGATAATCATATTACCGACATTATGCGTAGATTGTTTGTTGAAGATGCTTGTTTTGCATATATTGTAGAAAATGATATTGAAACTTCTTTATATTTCCTAAATCCAATGTATTGTGAAATAAAGAAAAATATTGGTGGAAATGTATTTGGATTTGCAATAAATCGAAGTTTAATTGATAATGATTTATATGAAACATTACCATCTGAACTGCAGGAGTTAATTACACAGTCTAAGGAAATATCATTAAACAATATGGTCATGATTCCATACGAAAATTCTTTATGTATTAAATATCATAACGATTTTACATATTTATATAGTCCCTTTCTAGGTCTTATAACAGAAATTTTAAATATAGATGATGCGAAGGATTTAGCTAAAGCAAAATCAGAATCAGATGCTTATAAATTGATATATCTGAAAATACCAACTAATGAAGAAGATCAAATTGCTATGGGTGATGAAATCATAACACCATTTACCAACATGGTAAAACAGGTGGTTCCAGAGACTTACGGGGTTGTTCCTGTTCCTATGGACTTAGAACTTGTTGAATCAAAATCTACTGTTGCTGACAATGTAAATAGAGTTGAGCAAAATGTAGAAAACTATTATAGCGAAGCAGGTGTGTCAAAAGCATTAATATCTTCTGCATCTAGTGGTTCCGAATTAAAATTATCTATGAAAGTTGATTCTTCTGATATTTATCGAATTTATAAGCAATTAGAAGCATGGATTGATTTACAGATGAAATTGCGTGGTTATATTTATCCAGATTATCAGTTTGCGTATAATATCATACCAACAACAATTTTTGATGTAAATGACAATATTGATTTACAGCTTAAATTGGCACAAGCATCTGTTATAAACAAAACAAAACTCGCTGCTTCTAGCGGTATAAATCCAGCCAAGATGTTAGGGAATACTATATTAGAAACATCTATTTTGGGAGATATTTTTAATAGCTGGCAACCATTAAAATCTTCATATACTCAATCAGAAAGTGATTCCGATGAAGGCGGCAGACCAATGATGGACGAAACCGAAATCAGTAAAACCACAGATGTGCAAAGAGGTAACGATTCAAACAAAACAGATAATCGTATCTAAGGAGTTTATATTTTGGAATACTACTATATTTACAATAGAAAACAAGCTTTGTTTTTCATACAAAATGGCGCAATACCTATTGATATAGGTGTTGGAAAACATCGTGATGTATATCATAAGTTTGTCAGAGATAATTTGGTAGAAAAACTCAATGATAAATGGAGAAGTAATAAAGAGTAATAGTTCTGACTATTACTCTTTATTTATTTTGATTTGAAAACGATATGAAGGAGAAAATTTGATATGAAAACTACATATAATAGTTTGAGTAACGAAGATTTTTTACTACGACTACAAAAATATGACGATAGTATACCATTAGAGAAATATAAAGGTATTTATCATTATATGAGGTTCAAATGTAAAAATAATCATATATGGAAAGCACAACCAAATAATATTTTTCATGGTCAACACTGTCCTTACTGTTAGTAACAAAAAAATTTTGGTAGGGTTTAATGATGTTAATACAACCCGTCCTAATATATCTAAATTATTTGTTAATGAGTATGACAAAATAACAAATAAAGCAACTTCTAATAATAAAGTAGAAATGAAATGCCCAAATTGTGGAAATGTATCTAATAAAATAATTAAAAATGTATATCTTAGAGGATTTTCTTGTTCATATTGTTCTGATGGTATAAGTTATCCAAATAAGTTTATTAGAAATCTATTTAAACAATTAAATGTTAATGCAGATTTTGAATGGAATCCAGACTGGTTAAAACCATATTATTATGATTGCCATTTTATTCATGATAATAAGGAATATGTTGTTGAAATGGATGGTTCGCTAGGACATGGGAACAAAAATTTTGATGGTTCTAATAATATTATTAATACAGATTATTTAAAAGATAATTTAGCCAAAAAGAAAGATATTGAAATAATTAGAATAGATTGCAATTATCCAAGGTTGCATAATCGCTTTGACCATATTGTAAGTAACATATTAAATAGTAAACTTTCAATTATTTTTGATTTAAGTACAATAAATTTCGAAGCATGTGGTGAATTTGCATTATCTTCTTTTGTGGTAGAATGCGCAAAATTATATGTTAAAGGATTTTCGTCTTTAGAAATACAAAATGAATTAAAATGTTGTGTGTCGTCTGTATATAATTGGTTAAATCAAGCAACAGAAATTGGACTCTGTAAATATTCTAAACTTGAAATGATTCAAAGGTCAAGAAAGAATATATGTAAACCAGTAATGCAATTTTCTCAAGATGATACATTTATAAAATTATATTATTCAATTCAAGAAGCACAAAACAAAACTGGTATTAATAGAGTTTCGATTTCAAATTGTTGTAGAAATATAAAGAAAACTGCTGGAGGTTTTAAGTGGAAATATTACGATCCAAGCCAACCAGATAAATCCAAAATCATAGCATAACCGTATTTGAGAAAGTTGGTGATATTATATATGGGTGAAGTATTGATTTTAGACCAAGTAAAAGCAGATACTCTTCTATCACTTGGTTTTAAATATACAAAAAGAAACATTGATAATAAAGAAGTATTCGTATTTATACAGACGAATGAACTCATGAAGGAACTGAACTCAAAGTTTGAGCAAGGTTCTTTTTTATTGAATTCTAACGTTTGTTTTTGATTTTTATAGGAAGGAGGAAATCAATAATTGAAGTTTAATAAAAATCAGACATTGGGATTTACTTCAAAGTTATCTGATTTTGAAATTGTCAATCAGGAATTTATTAGATGTAAATGTTATATGCTTGCCACTGGTGATAATGTGAATGGTTCTGATATTACATTAGAAGCAGTCCAAAAAGCTATGGCAAGAGGTGAATTTTATAACAAGCCTGTGATCGCCCATTTGTATCAAGATCCAGAAGATAATAATAAATGGAGAGTCGGCGGGCATGATTCTAAGTGGATTATTACAAACACTTCATTTGATATTGTGAATGAATGTATCCCATTTGGATGTATACCTGAAAGTGCTAATTTACAGCTAGAAGAAGTTCTTGAGGCTGATGGCGAAACAATGAATACATATCTAACATGCCAGATTATCTTGTGGACTGGTCGGTATAACATTATGGATGCAGCTTATAGTGATGATATTTATTTTAACCAAAGTTGTGAGCTATCAATTAATGAGTATCATTACAAAAACAATGATGTTCTTTCCATAGATGATTTTACTTTTAGTGCGTTATGTTTACTAAATAAATCATCTGATAATTCAAAGAATGTTCGCCCTTGTTTTCCATCTTGTAGAGTTGAGAAAATGAAGGCTTTTTCTATTGATACAGATAAATTCAAACAGAACTTTGAACTGATGTTAGAAAAATTAAAACAATATGAATCAGACGGTACAAGCACTTCTGCTACTGCCTCTGTTCAAAATAACACAACAAATAATAATCCACAAATGGAAGGAGAAAACAAAATGGATTTGACTAAGTTTACCACTCTTCTTTCAGATATTAAATGTGAGGGAAATGACTACATCAAATACGAACTGTTGTCAGTAGATGAATCAAAAATTTATGTGCTTGATAAAGAAAATGGATGCAGAATTTTTTCTGTTGAGTATGTTATGTCAAATGATGATCCAGTCATCAATTGGAAAACAAAGACAGAAGGTGATATTACTTTCACTGAAAAATCTGAAGAAAAAGACTCTAGATTAACAATGATTTATAATGAGTTAAATGAAAGCTTAGCTAAGAAACATGAAGCTTTATTTAACGCAAAACTTGAAGAAAAATTACAAGAAGTGTCACAACAATTTGAAACAAAAAACAAAGAATTACAAACTGAATATGACACACTTAAAACAGCATATTCTATTGCAAAAGAAAAACTTTCTATATATGAAGCTGCAGAAAATGAAAAGGTTAAACAAGATCATATTGAAGCTGTTAAATCAACTCTGGAACGATTTGAAAAGAAAATCGGTAAATCTCCAGAGTTTATTTATTTTAAAGCAAAACTTGGTGATTATGAAACGATTGATATTGAGAAGTTAGATAAAGATCTTACATTAATGTCTGGTGAAATTCTTATTAACTCTAATAAAAATAAGATGTTCTCATATACTCCAACTTCAACCAATGTAAATAAATATAGCACAGAAAATGAACTCACAAGCAGATACGGACATTTGCTTGATGGTTTTGTAGATTAAGGAGGATTTTAAATATGGCAAAACATGGTATTGCTGAATCAACAAAGTTACATGGTTGCATGAATGTTAGTTTCATAGCAACTGAGGATATAGATAATGGTTCTATTGTTGCAAACGGTGGATTGGCTACTGGTTATTCAGATGTATATACTGCTTCTAAGCCAACTAAAGCAGATAAGGTTTATATCGTAATTCATCCTGTGTATGGATATGATGAAAGACTTGCTGAAGAAAAGAATGAAGATAACTATACGAATGAATCAGGTAAGATTTTTAGAACTTATGAACTGAAGACTGATAGAAAATTCAAGGTTTCCAGTAATATGATTAAAGCTATTGACGAGTCAACGCCTGTAAAAACTGGTCAGTATGTGGTTGCTGATGGTACATATAAAATGTCTGCTGTTGTATCTGCTCCAACTGATGCAAATTTCGTAGGTATTATTGAATCTATTGAAGAAACTGGATTTCCTTATTTCGGAAGTTCCAAAGGAGTACAAATTTCTGACAGGGGATATGTATTTGATACAAGAATCTTAAAAGTAAAAATTCGAGTGATTAAAAATGATTAATTCAGAAGGGATAAAATATTATTATGTATAGTAAAGAAGAATTGTTACAGATGAGCACTCTTATAAGAGATGCTGTTACAAATAGGATTGCTACGTTTTCTAATGAAAAAACTGCAAAAAATGTAGATGAAGCAATTAGAAAATTTCATAGTGAAATTTTAGGTGGTGAATTAGATTGGCAGTCTTGGAGAAATAACAAGAATGCCATTTTTACTATTTGGGAAAATGTTTTGAAACCAGAACTCCCAGAAGCATGGAAAACTTCACCATTTTATAAGAAGATGTGCGAAGTAAAAAATGGTGCTATTGGAGAGAAAAACGCATTTGCAGTTAGAGATAAATCATATCTTGCTGCAGCAAAATTTTCTGGCGGTACTTGGGATGTTGAATATCAGAAAATTGGGCGCGCTAAAGATATTGCAATTGATACCGAATGGTCTTATGTAGCATGTTATGAAGAATTAGATAGGTTTCTTAAAGGGTATACTACGATTGTTGAAATGTTGAACGAAGTTCGTGAGGGATTTGCGGTTGATATGGATAACCGTATTGCTACAATATTTAATGGAATGGGTGCATATCTTCCTTCTCAATTTGTTCAGCAGGGAACTTATAATAAAGATACCTTAATTGACATGATCAGACGAGTACGTACTGCTAATAGAAAGAACACCGTTGTTGCAGGATCTCAGAGGGCAGTTAGTAAAATTGCAGAAGGGACTAATGCCAATTGGATCTCTAGTGCCGCAAAAGATGAATTAGCTACCAGCGGCGTAGTTGTAAAGAATACTGGTATTGGATGTGATGCAATTATTATTCCCGATTCTTTTATTCCATTTACATATGAATTTGCTGGTGCTGATGATACTCTTTATGTATTACCTGATGAACAGATTATTAAAATTTTCTATGAAGGTGATGTTCGTTCTAAAGAAGCACATGAAGAAGAGGAACATGACCAGACAATTAGAATTCAATTCCAGCACAAAGTTGGTGTTGAACTTGTAACTTCTGATTTGTTCGGAAAATATACAATTGCATAAGCATAGAAAAACTATTTTGAAGTGGTGGTTTATTATCACCACTTCTTTTATTAAGGAAGTCAAATATGGGAAATAGCAAATATTTTTATTGTTATTCTTATAAATTGATGTGTTTTTTAAAATCTTATGGATTTAGATATGTGTTTAAAGGTAAAAACTCAAACAGTAAATCAACTTATTATGCTTTTAAAAAATCAGTAGATTTAGATAACGTAATCATACTATGGAATACAATAAAATATAAGTTAAAGGAGCATAAAGAATGAATTATAAAGAACTATCTTTAGATGAATTAAAAAAAATTGCTAAAGAAAAAGGAATTATTGTTGGTAATAGTGGACAAGAAAAAATTATAGAAAAACTTAAAAAAAATGACTTAGAGAATAGTATGCAATTATTAATTGATGGTTCAGATATTAAAGGTGATATTTCTAAAGATGAAATTAATAATGATACTATTAGAAATGAATCAAAAAATTCCATAGAAAACACAAAGGGAAATGTAATTGGCGCAATAAATGATATTGTTTCAGATTTGGAAGATTTTGAAGAGTCAGATGAAAAAGATAATTCAATTGAAGACATAGGTATGAATGAAGAAGTTCCTTGTATGAGTATTCAATTTGGTGGAATCGTATACACCTCTCCTATAACTGGTGCAACATATAAATGGCACAAAATAGGTGATGTTGAGTATTTAACAATAAAAGAGTTAACTTCTATGAATAACTCAAAACCAGTATTTCTAAATAGACCGTGGATTATTTTACAGGATATTCGTGCAATAAATAAATTTAGACTTATGTCTAAATATGAAGAAGTTGCAAAGGTCAATCAGTTAAAAAAATTATTCGCAACAGGTGATAATAAGCTTATTGAAAAGACAATTGAAAGTGCACTGAAGTCTGGAATGCGTGAAGTTGTAATTTCTAAAGTACGTACAATGTACAATAATGGTGTTTTAAATAATACTCATATTATAAAACTACTTGAAGACAAATTACGATTTGAAATTGCAAGCAATTAGCAAAGCATACAGGTGACTTATATGGCTAATATTACTACTTTTCGGGAACTAGCAGATTCTGTATTTTTAAAAATTAAAGATTTAGATTTAGCACAGCTTCCAGAAGATTTGGCCTATCAGATTATTAAAAGTTATATAAAATCAGCATGTATCGCATTCCAATCATGCAATAATCAAAATTTATCTGATAGAGATGATGAATTAGAACAATTTAATTTTAAACTTAACGACGTAAACTTTGAAATATTAAGTGAATATATGATCATCAAATGGTTAGATTCTCAAATTCTTACCACTAATAATTTAAAAGCCAGATTATCTTCATCAGATTTTAAATCTTTAAATCTGCATAATCAATTATCTAAATTAATAGAACTTCGATCCATGTATAAATCAGAAATTGATCAATTAGCGATTAATAATTCCTATAAAAATTCTAAGCTTTTTCATTTAGTTTCTAGTAGAAAGCGTGTTTAAAGATGAGTTTTCAATTAATGAAAGAACGTATTAAGCAAAGCGGAGTCACTCTTTATCATGAGCAGATCAAAGATGCACAAGATATTCTGAAATATGGTTTTTGTGATGATGTATCATATAATCCAAATATAGTATCTTATAATTCTAATAATGAAATACCTATTAAAATCTATGATCAGAAATTCAGTGCTTCATATGGAGTAACAGCAAAGTATTTAACAATGCATAATAATTTCATAGAACTTGGTCAACTTTTATATGATAATAAAAAAAAAGAATATTGGATGTGTATAGAATCTTATGAAGTATCAGGTATACACAATGAAGGGAAATTGGGAAAATGTAATAGATTTTTGAAGTGGCAAGATAAATATGGAAGTATAAAAGAAATTCCTGCAATTATAACAACAGCATCTAAATATAATAATGGAGAAAATGGAACTGAGATAGTCTATATAGGTTCTGACCAATTAATGATTTTTCTACCATTAAATCAAGATACCATTCAATTAGATAGAAATATTAACTTTTTAATTGATGAAAACAAAAATAATCCAACTGTATACAGAATAACACGCGTTGACACAACTCTTTATACATATATGGGTAAAGGTTTTATTTCTATTATTGTTACAGAATCGCAGTATAAACCTTCTCAAAAAGAAATAGAAATAGGTGTATGTCATTATATAGAAATGGACAACTCTACTCCACCTCCTTTAGATATTGACAATGAAAAGAAAGATTTAATAGCTAATATTTCTGGGAGCAATCAAATAAAAGCAGGTATTCCACGTACTTATTCTGTTAATTTTACTGATAAGAAAAATAATAATATAGACTGGAATAACATAAATTTTTCCTGGAATATAGTATCTAATTTTAATGTTAACTTAGATAAAAGTGGTAATTCAGTTAAATTATTAGTAAATGACGATTCACTTATTGGTGAATCTTTTTTATTACAAATTTATATTGATAATAAATTAATAGAAGAACTTGAAATTTTTATAATTGATGTTATTTAAAAGGTGGTGTTTCATATTTCTAATTTATATGATGCTTCTATGTATAAATACAAAATTATAAATCTTCTTCTAAAAAATAGAGATTTTATTACTGTAATTAATCCTGTTTCAGATTCTAAATGCGAATATTTGGATGATATTGAAATTCTATTAGGTGGAGAATGGATTTACGATGGTGTTAAATGTGTAGAAAGCGGACAAGTATTTGATTATAATTTCGTTGAAGATACAGTCATAAAAGAAAAAACGTTTGTGTTTGTAGAGACAGATATAGATAACGTTAGTAAAAATTTATTTACAAATTTCAACTTGTATGTATGTATCTTTAGTACAAAAGGACAAATTAGAATTACTGATAAAACAACCCCAACAGTAAATCAAATAAAAGATATGGGATACTATGTGGGAACATACGCAAATAGAATTGATATATTATGTGATATTGTAGATAGAATATTAAATGGAACAAATAAAATTAAAGGTATCGGAGAAGTTCAACCAGCAGATCGAGGATATTGTACAATCTACTATCCTAATAATAAATTCTATGGAAAATGTTTAAAATATAAAATAATGAATTATAACGAGGATGATTTCTGTGAAAATTGATAAAGATTTTCTCTATCCATATAATATTTTTAATGAACCTTTTAAATACAACGAGCATATTACTTTATATCCTGTAACCATGAAAGATGTATTAAACTTTCAACCATTATCACAATCAATAATTATAAGAAAAAATAGTACATTCCGTGAAAAAAAAATAGTAAAAATGACATATCTTGATTTTTTAATTTATTGCTTAGGTAATGATGAACTTGAAGAACAATATAATATTACAGGATTATCACAATATTATATTCTTGCGATGTATCTATTAAAATTATGCTGTCCAGATGCAGAGATTACAATCAACGAACAAAATGGATACTATATCATAAATAACGAAATCATAACTCCTCAAATATTTGATGACTTAAGACGAATTATTATTATTCAAAATGATATTGATTTTGATATTGATGATTTTTTAAATTATGATACAGAACAAAGACTATTAAAAGCCCAAAAAGATAATAATAAAAATTTGAAATCAGCAAATATGGAAGATTATATTGATTCATTAGTTATCGCAATGAATATAACTGAGAAGCAGATAATGGATATGACTATCCGTAAATTTTGGAGATATATCAAACGATATCAGTTATATGAAAGTTATAATATAATGAAAACTGGTGAATGTAGCGGAATGATATCTTTTAAAGAACCAATCGAATACTGGATGAATGGTTTTGATGATAATGATGACAAATTTAGTTATCTTAAATCAGACGAACAAAATATGACAAATAAAATAAACAATGCAAACAATTAGAGCAGATTAACTGCTCTTTTTTGTTTATAAATTCTATATAAGAAAGGAAAATTAAATGCCAAATAATTTAGACATACTTAAAAAAGCTAATAGTAAAGCCAAAAACTTCTTAGTTTCTACGGCTGACTTTGCATTATTTTTCAATGAAATGTTAGCTTGTACTGGTACTGTAAACTTAAATACTTCTATCGAAGTAACAATGCAAGAGCAGAATATTAACGCAGGTAAAGGTAATAAATTAGTTTATTCTTACAAATATGGTCGAGAAATGAACATTACTCTTGAAGCAGCTAATTGGGATCTTCGTTACCTGGCTGTAAACCTTGGTAAAGATATTAATGTTAAACTGGATGATGCATATGATATTTACAAATGTGTAACTATTAATGATGGTATTGGTATATTGCCAAATACTCCTATCGGAAATGTTGATGTAGAAATTTCTGCTGATAACGCTATTAACGTTGTTCCAAACGGAAACACTATTGATTTAAAACCATATGGTATTGAATCAGGTACAGTAAATGTTACATATAAGTTTAGAGAAATGAGTCAAACAATTGTTATTGATGCAGAAACTTCTCCTAAAGTATACAAGCTTATTCTTACTGCAGACAAGCACAATAATAAACTTGGAAAAGTTGGTACAGTTGAAATTGAAGTTCCTTCTTTCCAGCCTAGTGGAAATTTTAATATTGAATTTACTCCAGATGGTGTTACATCAACATCAATCGAAGGAAAGGCCCTTGCTGTTGAAGGAGATACCTGTGATTCTGGAAATGCAGTATATGCTTATGTAAGAGAACGAAGTGATGAAGAATACAAAATTATTGTGTCTGAAATAGCTGGAACACCTGGCGTAATCGAATTAGATTCTACAGATAAGACAAAGATTGTCACTATTTCTGTAATTGGTGTGAAAGGTGCAATGTATAGCAATATTGAGCTGGATAATACTGATTGTACGTTTGTCAGCGACACACCTTCCGTTGCAACTGTTGACACAGATGGTATTGTAACTGCAGTATCAGCAGGAACAGCAAAAATTACAATTACTTATGGTGGTATTTCTGATGAAATTGATGTAATCGTTGCCTAATAAAATAAATATGAACAGATAGCTTTTTGCTGTCTGTTCATTATGGAGTGAGAATATGAATAACAAAGAAGAAAATTTGAAAATTGATAATGATGATTTAAGTGTATTAATTAATGATTCTAATACAAGCAAAAAAAACAAAATTTCATCAAATAAAAATTACAAATCGCAGAATTGTAAAGTGATTTCATATGATAAAAACAACAAAACTTTAGATGTGCAATTTAACGGTTATGGGATAAGAATTAAAAACGTGTTAAATTTTGACAATACCGTTACTGAAGTATCTATTCTTTATAAAAGCGAAATTGGTAAACCAGATTTTGAATACAAACTTTAGGTGAAATTATGTGTACAAATGCATATAAACAAATATCTGAACGAACAGGTAAAGAAATGATTTTTTGTAAATTACTTGGTAATGAAGGACTATTATCTCAAATTTGTATATGTCAAAGATTTTGTCAAGAAAAAGATAAGTATGTAGAATCTGATCACCCCAAAAAAATATGTAAAAATTATACTAAATAATTGATACGTACAAGAAGGAAGCATTATGAAAAAAATAAATTTAAACGGAATTACAGCAGAATCCGTAACAGGCGTATTACTTTTGCTTGTTGCATTAATTAATTCTGTTTTACAATTGGTTGGCATTAACGCCCTTCCTATTGAAAATGAAGAAGTAGCTGCAATTGTATCTAGTATTTTTATTATAGTAACTTCTCTATGGAATACTTGGAAAAATAGAAATCTATCTACAGCAAGTCAACTTGCGCAATCTATCACAGACAGTTTAAAAAATGGAGAAATTCTTGAAGAAGATGTAAGAAATTTAATAAATAAAATTAGAAAGTAGGGATCGAATGAGAATTGCATTAACAGTTGGACACTCTTTATTAAAAAATGGTTCTTACACAAGTGCGGATGGAAAAAAGAACGGAGGATGTAATGAATATGTATGGTGTAAGGCTTTTTCAAAACAACTTGCTAAAAATTTAATAAAAGAAGGACACAAGGTAACTTGCATTATTTGTCCTGAAAAAAAATTTACATCATACAAGCAGGAAAAAGATTATAAATTAAATATAATTAATAATGGTAACTTTGATCTTGTAATAGAACTTCATTTGAATGCAGCAACCCCTTCCGCTGAAGGTACGGAAGTGTTATACAAATCTAATACTGAAAAAAAATATGCTGAACAGATTCAAAAACAGCTTGCTACTCTTTTTAGAGACAGGGGTGTTACACATCGTACGGACTTATATATATTAAACGGTACAAAACCCCCTGCTATTCTACTGGAAACTTTTTTTTGTACTAATTCATCCGATTATAAAAAGGCAAAAGGTCATATAAACAGAAATAAAATAGCAAAACTTGTAGCAAAAGGAATTCAGAATGCTATTTAGGAAGGATGGATTTGTATGAATGAACGAAATATTAAATTTAACAAATGTTAATTATACATCTTTGTTTGTTTCCATAATTACTATTTTAATTGGTATGAAAGCTACTGTATCTATTTTTGAATGGTTTATTAATAAACTTGGTTTAGAAACAAAATGGATGCGAGAAAAAAGACAAAATCGTGAATTATTATTAAAAACTTCTGAGAATTTAATAAAGTTACATGATCGTCATGAAAAAGATATTGACAAATCAGATAAACGAGATGAAGAAATTTATAATGATATCAAAAAACTTACTCAGATGTTTATTGATAAAGAAATTGACGATATGAGATGGGAAATAAATAGTTTTGCTACAAAAGTAGCAGAAGGAAAACCTTGTAATAAAGATAGCTTTACTCATTGTATTCACATATATAAAAAATACGAAAATATATTAGAGGAAAATAATATGGAAAATGGTGAAGTAGAAATATCTATGGAAATTATAAATGATGCATATAAGCAAAAACTAAAAGATGGTTTTTAATATAAAAGAGCGATTTCATAGCGAAGTCGCTCTTTTATTTAGAGAAGTATCTATATGAATACCAATAAATTGATATAGGTATTCCTTGTACCGTAGTGTCAGAGGTTATTGAACTGACATTATATATAACTAATTTATATGGGTCGCTCCCAGATAAAAGTGGTGGTCAAATCTCCTACCACCACTCTGTTCTATTTAAAAATTTTAGGAGATGAATATAGAAGTATATATTGAAACTTAAAATATTTTTTAGAAAAGGAGATTTAAATATGAAAGAAAATTGCAAAAAATGAAGTATTGAAACTCGTAGACGAAGTCGAGATCCTTGGTCACAAAATTAAAATGTATGGAAGTATTGAATTTCCATGGTTTATTGCAAAAGATGTTGCTGAATGGATTGATTATTCTAAAAGATCAAATGGCACATATCAAACTCAGAACATGGTTAAACATGTAGATGATTTAGAAAAGGCTGTTAAAAGTTTTAACACCCTTGGCGGAATGCAGGAAGCATGGGCATTAACTGAAGACGGTTTATATGAATGTTGTATGAGATCGATAAAACCTATTGCAAAAGATATTAAGAGAGAAATAAAAAAATATCTTAAATCTATTCGTCTTACTGGTGCTGCCATTGAACCTGGATTCTCGGAAACGTGACGAGGTAAAATTGTCAACAGCTTGATTTATAAGGATTTCAGTATAAATCCTCGTCACAATCGAATATTTCATAAACATGACGAGGAATGGCTTGTTTCAGGCATTTATGGGCACCTCGTCACGTAAATCCGAGAATCCAGGATTGAAGATGAAAGAAAAACTGTAGACTATTACTTCTCTTCTTTTTCAGATGATTTAAAGACAAAAATATTCAATGAAATGTATAAGAAAAATCAGGAATTAGAAGAAATGTATAATGATCTATTGAATACTGATGGGTTATATCATATGAATATTGTTGCTAAGGAGTTAAAGATAGGAAGAAATACCATGCTATCTTATCTTAGAGGGAAAGGAATTATGTTTTATCAAGATAATTCAAATGTTCCATATCAGAGATTTATGAACCAAAATTATTCGCTGTTGTAGAGACTATTTGTGCTGATGGTAAATACAGACCTGTTACATATGCTACCAAGAAAGGACTTGATTATATCCGCAAGCTTCTTAGAAAAGATGGATATTATGATACCGTAATCGAATAGATAAAATTACTACTCCACTGTCTATTAATTACAGATGGTGGAGTTTTTATGTAAAGGAAGTAAGATTTATGAAGTTTGTAATAGATAATGAAATCATAGAAAAATATAATCAATACTATTTTTCTCAACATCCAAGAGCTACTAAAAAACAAATTGACAAACCCAGACATCCCTCCATAAATCAGTGGTGTATACTTCCACGAATACAAATGAACGCTTTAAAGCAGAAATGGAAATTGTTTGGCTGTTGGTTTATAGAAGAATTAGGATACGCAAATATGAAATTAGACAGTTTTGATATAATTATAACTGTATTTTTTGATACTAAAAGACGACATGATGTTGATAATCAGGTTCCTAAGTTTCTCTTAGACTCATTTACTGAATCAGGATTTATTGTAGACGATGACGAAAAACATTTACATTCTCTCACATTAAAAACTGGGTATGATAAAGAAAATCCAAGAACTGAAATAGAGGTAATAATTCATGACTGATTTAGAAATTTCAAATTATTTAGCAAAACACAATTATAAAGTAAAACCACAAAATTTCCTTATGGATGTACTAAACACAAGTCCACAGATTATAGATGAAAAATATGATTTTAGAACAAGAATTATGACACTTATAACACCACAAAATACATTTTCATTTGAATGGAATTATTAATTAATACAGGAGAAAATTATATATTATGTTTAATAAAATTAATGAATATATTACATATAAAAGAAATAAGAAAATTGCGAAGAGAGAACTTGCAAAAATGGCTGCTACTACACTACCTGTTATCAGAGAATTTGCTGAACATAAAACTGATATACTTGATTTCATTAAGAATACGGCATTAGCTGCAAAAAATATGGATGGATCTGAATTAGTAAATATGGTTATATATGCTGTTGCAGATATGTTCTCAGTTGATCATGAAAAATTTATTGAAGTCGGCTCGTATCTTGTTAATTTATCGCCAGAAGAAATGCAGAAAATTTTAGTACATTCAATGGTTGAGACTATTGAGAAGGAGTAATTAATATAAGGAGAAAATATGTTTGAGCCAGCTAGAGAAAAAATTATTATAGATGAAAAAAAATCGCAAAAAATTAAAAATGAGATAAAAGATTTAATAAAAAGTTATAATTTATCATTATCTCAAATTCGAGGATTATTTCATAATATTATAAATGAAATAGAGGATACACCGCTTTAATAAGTAATATATTCAATATAAATTATCTAAAATTTTATTACTAATAATTACTTGATAAAATTTATTATTTATTTCTGCAAATTTTCCAACAACTAAATTAATATTATCTAATGAACCTGTTTGATCTTTTAATATATCACTGTTTACTTCAATATATTTTATAGCCAAATCATGAGCTAATTGTTTTGCCTGATTAGTATTCATTTTTATCCCCCCAATGTATCTTAATAGTTATTAATATAACATTTTTAGAAAAATTGTAAATACAGAACATTTATTCGTAACAAACAGAAGAAGAGTCATATATGTCAAAAATAATTAGAAATATGTCAGATTTGCAGTTAGTATTTGAAATTCTAATAGAAAAAGCCGTGAAAAATGCATGCAATAGATTACTAGGAACATTACAAGAATTAATTGATACTGAGTTCTACGATGTATTTTCTCCAGATTATTATCAAAGGACTTATAGCTTCTGGAGATCGGCTGTTACTGAAATGTTAGATAAAACCTGTGGTCAGGTTTTTATGGATGCTTCCGCTATGGATTATGGAGAGTTTTGGTCAGGTGAAATACAATTGCAAGCAGCTAACATTGGCAGTCACGGCGGCTGGATTACTGATTCAACCAAAGAACACAGATTTTGGGATACATTTATTGAGTACTGCGAGAATAATTGCGTACAAATTTTAAAAGAGGAACTTCAAAAACAAAGAATTCCTATAAAATAATTAAACAATATAAAATATACTCTACTCTCCTACTCTATCAGGAGAGATTTTTTAATTTCAAGAATAGATTAGGAGGTAGAAATTTTAATGAACGAATTTTTAATTTTACTTCAAGCAAAATTAGACGAATTAAAATCAAAAGAAAAAATTAATGAAGATATTATAAATATACAAGATAAAATTAATGCTTTAAATTTAAAAGCAAAACTTGATTCAAAATCAATAATTGCAATCAAAAACCAATTAGAAGAAATAGCAAATCAAACGATTAAAATTTCTAATATTAATGCAGATTCAAAGCAGATTAATTCATCTGGCGAAAAAATTGGTCAACAATTAGGGAATAATATCAATAAAAGTTTACAATCAGCTTTGTATGATGTAAAACAGAATATGACCAATATTTTAAATGATCTAAACAGTAAAAAACTTAGTGCTGTAGATTTGTCAAAAATATTTAATTTAGACAGAGCCAGTCTTGATAGTTCTGTTAAAGAAAAGGTACGAGGGTTAACAAAAGAATTAAACCTTCTAGCAAAAGAAGTAGTTACCACAAATTCAGAAGGCGCATGGGAAAAAATAGTAACAAATGTATCAGCATTAAATAAAGTGTTAAGCGCATCAGGAATGAGTAGAGATATCTCATCTTTTAAAGAATCTCTTGATATTCTTGATTATTTTCAAAACAAGAAAATTTTCATAGGTAACAAGTCAGATGTATTGTCTAATACGGGTTTAAGTGTTAAAGAATTAAATAATCAATTTAGAAATCTAGGAGTTACTTTTACAACAGTATCAAAAGATTCTATAAAACTTGATTCGATATGGAGTGAACTATTTAATTTTTCACCAAATTTACGCGATATTTCATCATATGGCGATCAGTTAAACACTATAGTAACTCACTTGAAGATTGCAAAAGATGCAAAGTTTGGAGAAAGCAATTTAACACCTGTAAATAGTCAGGATGTGTCAAAAGTATTAGTTGATTGGCTAAGTAATGTTGAAAAACTGCAAAGAAAAATGGAAATGTTTCAACAGGATCAGTCAGAGATTGAACAAAGAATGATACAACAGTCTAATAATTCTACAGAAAAAGTTTTAAATAATGAACGTAAAAAACAAAAAGCATATGAAAATACTGCTAAAGCAAAACAAAAATATGTAGAAAATAGTTCTGTTGTAAAATCACCAAATGATATTATATCATTTGATAATATCATTAATGCTACGGATAAAGCAAATGAGCATTTTCAAAAATTGTTAAAAAATGAAAAGGCTACAGTTTCAACTATAGAACATGTTGACGAAAATAGTAATCTTGATTCTTTCATTGTTAAAATCAGACGAGCAAATGGTGCAGTAGAACAATTAAATTATGAATTAAATGAAACAAAGTTCGAATTTGTTAGTGGAAGTATTAACAATAATGGTATTGAAAAACAATTTAACTCAATTATAGCAAAAGCAGATAGTCTGCAAACCAGATTTAATGAACTAAAAGCTAATTATTCTGATTTAAATGCTCCTGGAGCCATCAAAAATGAAAAACATCTTTTAGAATTATCGAATCAGTATGATATAATCACTAAAGCAATAGAAAATGTAAGAAAATCAGATAATTCAACTTTCTTTTCAATGGTTTCTAATGCACAAAAAGAAATATCAGTATTAAAAATAATTGCGAAGCAATTCAAAAATGCAGAAACAGCCGCATCTTCATTGAGAACAAAAGATGTATCAACTGTTAAAAGTAAATATGCCAGTGATTTAGATGTTTTGATAACAAAAATGAAATCAAATGGATTATATACTAAGGGGTTTCAAAAAGGAGCAAATAATCTTAGGAATATACTAAATAGTATAACAAATGAATCTGACTCTTATGAACTTACTGTATTTCTGAATGGTATTGATAAATTATCTGCTGGTTTTAAACGTGCACAAGCATCAGCAAAAGCATTTAATCAAGAGCAAAAAGTTGGAATAAAAACATCTGGATTAGAAGCGCGCCTTGCAGAAATACAGAGAATCAGTCCTGAAATTGTAAATTTCAAAACACAGATCGGAAATGCAGAAATAACTATTGAAAGTATAATCAAAGACCTGTCAAAAGTAAGTACTAATGACAGTTTTAATGTTGTAAAAGAAAGAGTAGCTGCATTTGAAAATGCTGCAAAGGCTGCTGGCTATACTATTGACGAAGTAAATTTAAAGACAGAATCTCTTGTAAACCAAGTAAATAAAATACAACTAATGTCAAACGGTGGTATTAAAAATGATTATGCTACACAAATTGAAGTTTTATCAGGAAATTTCAGAACACTTGGTTTAACACAAGACGAGGTAAACCAAAAACTTCAAAATATAAATACTGCATTTGACAATTTAAAAAGACGAATTAATCAGCCTTTTGACGAAAGTAACTATGCTGAAATCATCTCACTAAATGATAAATTACAAAAAGAATTAGCAAAATCAGAAAATGAATATAAAAAACTCCAAGCATCTACAAAAGGATATGTTTCTGAACAAAAACGTTTAAATCAGGCTAATACAATTGAAGCATGGAACCAAAAGAATTCAAGAGCAACAAATGAAGTAATTACTAAAAATAATGAATATATTGCTAGTCTTCGTGATTTGAATTCTCAAATGACAAATATGCAGTTTAATAAGATTGTTAACGGATTTAAACAATCCGAGAATGCAATGCGCGGACTTGGAAAGATTGGTTCTTCTCTGAAGGCACAAATGTCACAGGCAATGTCCAGCCTCACTACATATTTTTCTGCAAGTGCAGCTATAATGAAACTTGTTTCCAGTACAAGAACTGCAGTAACTGAACTGAAAGAAGTAGATACTTTTATTACAGAAATTAGCAAAGCAAACAAAGAGCTTACTAAAACAGAATTAAAACAAATTGGGAATAATTCTTTTGGTACTGCTTCTAAATATGGAAAAACTGCCACTGATTACCTATCTGGTGTTCAGGAAGCATCAAGAGCCGGTTATACAAATGCAGAAGAAATTGCAGAACTTTCAACCGCGGCACAAGGGGCTGGTGACATGACAGCCGAACTTGCTAATCAGATGATTATTGCTACGGATAAAGCATATAAATTAGGTGGATCTGCTGAAGAATTAAGAAATGTACTTGATGGTGTAAACTTTATCTCTAATAATAATGCCGTAAATATGACAAATCTATCCGAAGGTATGTCAATAGCTGGTTCTACCGCTGCTTCATTCGGAATTGGTGTAAATGAATTAACATCAGCGTTAGGTACAATGGTTGCGACTACTCAGCAAAGTGGTTCAGAGGTCGCAAGAGCTTTTAAAGCTATTCTCCTTAATATCAGACAAGTATCGGATGAGGAAGAGGGAATTGATGCAGATGGTCTTACGAAATATGAACAAGCATGTAATGCATTAGGTGTATCATTAAAAGAAGTAAAAAATGGTGTGTTACAGCTTCGTGATCCGATGCAAGTGTTAAAAGAGCTTTCCATTGAATATAATAAATTAAGTGAAACTGATATTAAAAGGACAAATCTTCTTAATTCAGTTGGTGGTAAACTTCGTTCTACTCAGTTAGATGCTCTTCTTCGTCAGTGGCCAATGTATGAAAATATGCTTCAGCAGTATGATGAAGGTGTTGGATCAATGGCAATTGAAGCGGAAAAAACAGCTAACTCATGGGAAGGTTCTTTAAAGCGACTTCATAACACATGGGTAAGTACAGTTGGTAATGTTGCAGAATCTAACACAATAATCACAATCATAAATGGTTTCAATAATTTACTATCTGTTATTAATAATGTAACAGATAAACTCGGTTCATTAGGAACCATTGGATTAGGAGCTGGCTTATTTGCTGGCTTGAAAAACGTCGGTATGGCTTAATTATATTAGTTTGCCATTAACACTAATTAAATGTTTGTGAATATGCCGACAGCATAGTTTTTGATTTCTTGTGGCAAAGACAAGAATGTTCTATGCCTATCATGAGATACATGATAGTAAATAAAATATATACTCATTTGTATATAGGTCGATATGGTCTGAATAGACTCTTTGTGAATAATACAAAGACGGGGAATCTTGTGCCCATTATAGAAATATGATGCTAAATGAGATCCGCAGGGAAATCTATCTTTATACTCATTTGTATAATGATGAACCCTCACAGTAATGAAATGGCTACAGACGGTTAGATGAAACGCTGCCGTAAGAATATACATTCGGTACTATGCTGAACGCAACAGTATATTATTCAGTAAAAATCTATCTTTTACTTTTGCGTAGTGGAGCTTACGTTATCTAAGTTGATAGAATGATAACATTATATGAATAAAGAGAGAACGTTTTAAATTATAATAGACTTTTTATTCTAATTATGATACAGTTAAAATATCTATAAAATCATAATTAGGAGGTATTTCTATGCCAAGTGCAGCAGATATAATCAGGGATTCTATAAGTGAATTTTCACGATTACAAAATTGGATGATATTAGCAAAAGAAAATAATGATATGGAAACTTATAATTCAATGCATGACAGATATATTGAATTGAAAGTTACATTGTTGAGTTTGGGTGTTAATCTTGCAGAATTAGACAAAATTCAGGAATAGTTTATCATTAAAATAACCAGACGAAATTTTGCTATATACTAATACGTTCTAGCTAATTAAATTATGTAAAAAGTATATTGACAAAAAACAAAAAATACACTACTCTGATAATAATGAAAAAATATTATTTGGAGGAAACGGAAATGAAAGTGTCAAGCCCCAATAAGCCAGTACAGACAATTACAAATAAGATAAAACGTGGTAATATCTTGTTTACACATAAATTACAACGTCCAGAAGGTGTATGGAACAATAATCAAAAATCTCTGCTAATCGATTCCCTTCTAAGAGGATATTTGATAAATCCAACATACACAGTTCTCGAAGATGGAAAACAATACGTAATTGATGGTGTACAACGTCTTTATAGTGTTTATACATTTATTAATGATGGTTACAAATTATCTAAAAATTTGGAGCCAATTATTATTGATGAAGAAACATATGAAATAGCAAGTAAGAAGTTTTCAAAGTTGGATGAAAAAGTACGTGATGAATTATTATCTGCTCAGTTGCAAGTATGTGAAATTTCTGATTATACAGACAAAGATGTAAGAGAAATGTTTAGAAGATTAAATTCTGGAAAACCATTGAATACCGCACAGAAGATGACACCTGATATGTCAGATGATCTAAGTGATGCTGTATTGAGTATAGTTTCACATCCATTTTTCAAAAAAGTACTTACAGCAGCTAATCTTAAAAGTTCTGTTGATTTATCGGTAGCAATAGAAATTCTTATGTTGAGTGAAATAAGCGATAAATATGATTTTGGATCATTTAGAAGAGACGATCGCCAAAAATTTATTCTGTATTATAATGATCGTGTTGACCAAGAAAAAATTGAAATGATTAAGCAAGGATTAGATAAACTTAATGAAGCATTTACAGACGATGTTAAGATAAATAAAACGACAATTTCATTTATTTGTTATGGAGCTTATCGAATCATAAAAGACAACAAATCATTTGAAAGATTTATAGAATCGGTTAATAATTTCTTGGAGAATTATGAATCGAACAACGAATACAAATCATTTATACAACAAGGTACTTCTTCTGCAGAAAGCGTAAAAGGTAGATTAGAATACTGGAGGAATATCATTAGAGAACTGTAAAGAATATTAAAAAACAACATTTTATAAAATTTATATAAGAACACTCAGTTTAATTCAAAGGTGTTTCACTATGGAAACATGAACATTTAATGCGGAGCGATAGTTTACACTTTCGCTCCTTTAATAATTATATATAAAATAATATTGGAATATACATAACGTAGCAAACAATTATTGTATTTATCAATGTAAAATGATATAATATTTGCAAATAATAATTTTACGGAGATGACATATGATGAATAAGGAAAATTTCAAAAGTACTTTTGCTATCATTCATTTATCAGATTTGCATATTGTGTCGCATAAAAATAATTACTCTACATCATTACATAAAATGATTGACCATATTTGCGACGTAACTAATAATATAGAAAAAATTATTGTGGTTTTTACAGGGGATTTGGTTGAAAAAGGGAATTTTTCTGATACAGAAGAAACTATTTATAAGTTTTTTCGAGATATACATTTAAAATTAGAATCAAAAATAATAGACATAGTTTTTACTCCTGGGAATCATGACAAAAAAAGAGGTTCATTACTGCTTAAAAATTTGAAAGAAGAAGGTGATGAATCATTTTGGGAAAATTTTAAAGAAAAAGAATGGAAATACTTTTCGGATCAATTTAATGATTTCTTACGAATCACTAAAAAAATAAGAAAAGAAATTTTTAAATTTGAAGACTCATTTGATGGTTCCTATGGTATACATAAGGTAGACATTAATAATTACCATATTTGCTTTCTTTGTATTAATTCTTCTTGGTTATGTATGGATGAAAACGATGAAGGTAGGTTAAGAATAGGAAGGTTTCAGTTAGATGATTTAATGTCTCAATATCAGTCTGTTAAAAAAGATATTAACTTAGTAATCGCTTTAATGCATCATCCTACTGATTGGTTAACAAAAGATGAACAGAAATATTTAAACCAATATATGACAGACGAATATCGATTAAACACCAATATTATGTTGCAAGGTCATATTCATGAAAAAGAAACATATAATTGGTATAATCAAAGTCATTCGTTAACAACATTAGTAACAGGTATGGGATGGGATCAGCAAAAAGAAATTAAAGATAACGGACATCGTTATTCATTATATGAAATTAATATGGATAGTTCAATCGTAAGGGTAAATACATTTGTATCTGACAATAATGGTAAATTTAATGAAGATACAGCAGTATATAAAGATAATAATATAATATTTCCTCTGTTTGTACATAAATATTTGGAAATGAATAAACTAAGATTTAAAGATAGCGAATATCCTCTTTTTTATCCAAATTACAATATTGCAGATAATTATGAAACCATTACAAAGGGAGCCAATAATTATTCTATAAGTATAATTAGTCTAATTAAAAATTTTCAATTCGAACGTTTGTGTATAAATGAATACATAAACATTATTAAAAATAAAATTGTATTAAGTTGTAACGATGGAAAAATTAATTGGTCAGAAATAATAAATGAAATAAAGAATATGAAAGATGAACGTATTATATTATTAAAGAAACTTAATAATAATACGAATAAAGGTTTTAATGAAATTATTGATAGATTATGCAATTCCTTAGACTCTGAACTTAATTCAGAAATAGATAAGTCTGTAACAGAAATTTTAAATATGTTAGATGAATCTTGCGAAAAATATTTAAATATAGATGCAAAAGATAAATTTTATAGCTTCATAGGCTCTTTATGTTTTGATTTACAAAAATATATTTTTAAAAAAGATATATTTGATGAAGAATCAGCTATAAGAATCCATTTTCGCATTGTTAATATAAAAAGTGATGAAATAAAATACAAAAAATTATTTACACATTTTATTATTAAAGAAAAAGGAGCAAAAAAACCAAAACCTGTCAAAGATTCGGACTTATCGGATATTATTTATGATGGAAGCATGATAGAAAAAAGTTTTTCAACGGGGAATTCAATGCTGCACTCTTTAAATCCATCAAGTAATACACACAAAAGTAATAATAATTGGATTGACTTCATGACGATTGCACCTAATGATGACTATAATATTTTTAAATTAGATGATGAGATTAAAGTACCTTATTTATCTTTTGGAATTTCTGTTAATAGCATTGGATTACAAACGTTGTTACGCGAATTAACATTTATCGGATTTGAGAAATTACTTTCAAATCTTTTAAAGCATTTTTTCAAAATTATTCCGTTTAATATATCAACTTTGTTAGAAGGAGGCGGACAAAATGAAAATAGATAATTATTATAAACCAATATATTTAGATCGCACGACAGCTATAGCATTATTAGTAAGATTAGAAAATGGCGATATTCCTTACCCTCATTCAAAAAATTGCAGAGAACAATTAGCGTATTTTTTATCATATATTTTAACAGACGAAAATAGGAACGATAAAATTTTATTAATTAATTTTGATGAATTAAGTCAATTTGTAAATGATGTTGATTCTGCATTTACAATTATGCAAAGCTACAGTACTATATAAACACATTATTTTTAAATGTAGGGAAGTATATTATTCATTATAATATTGCTTTAGTTGAATTGTTAAATATTTACTACAGTTTCATCAAAAATGGTTCTGTTTATTTTTCTCAGTAAGATTTTGATAAGCACCTATCTTCTGTTGGTTTTGCAGTTAAAGGTGATAATTGTATCAGATTACAAATAGCAGATGCCCTATCTTCCGCATTATTGCAAAAAGTAAGTAGAACAAAAGATTTTTATAATATTGGAGAAATGTACTGTAAAAAACTATATTGTTATAATACAGATAAACAAGACGTATTAGGCTTAAGAAATATCTTGTAATACTATTGACATCTGTAAGATATAATAGTATAATGATATTATTCTAAGAAATAGCGCGGTCTACAGTCTTAAGATGGATTGATATGACCTATCTAGTATAGTAATCATTTCAATTAAATATCATCAATAGTAGCGAGTGTCTAGCATAGTCTATTCACTCGTTTTTAATTAAATTTCATAGCTATACTCTCTTATTCGTTTAATTGAAAATAATAATACCATTGACACAAAACAATAGATAATGTATGATCTATTATAATAGAAGGTAAGCAGTTGCTGAATGATTATATTAATCATAAAGTATGAAATGCCTATCTTCGTTTAAAAGAGAGTTTTTTCTATGAATCGTACAAACTTATTTTGACCAGTTTGTATTAGTATTCAAAAACACAGGAGCAGGTGGTGTACAACATCTGCTCTTTTATTTTTATTGTTGTTCACAATCATATACACTTGGAACGATGCCACATAATACATCTATTGTATTTTCAATATCATCATTGTTTTCATTATATTCTTTTATTATTTTATTTATTTGTAGACATAATAAATATAGTATATCATCCTTTATATTACTCTTTTGATTTTTACTCAGATCATATCCATCTTCATATTTATTATAAATATCACCGATGGACGATTTAATTGGAACAACATTTGTACTTTGTTTTATATCTAAATCAAATAAAACTCGTACATTTAATTTTTCATTTTCAATACAATTTTGAATAACGCCCTGTATATTTATTGTTTTAAATTTCCACCCTGGAATAATATTTAGTACTTTTTTATTATTTTCTTTTGTTCCAGAAAGAATTATATTGCGGAAATAAATTTCCTTATTCAATGAATACATCCTCCTTAGTAAAATATTTTATTTCTCATTCATTTAATTGGACTAATTATATCAGATTAAACCACATATTTCAACATAAAACTATTCTCCACAAGTAGTTAGCCAATCTCCACAATTGGCAAAATATAATAGAATGATATTCAAAACATTACAAAAAATGGTTTGTAATGTTTTCAATAATACGTTTAAAGAAAGGAATTTTAAAAATGGATATTCAAAACATTACAAATAAAGAAACTGCCATTCAGAACGAACAGCAGTTAAAAACAAAACAAGAAATTATTAATGATATTATAAAAATATTTGCTGATAACGTAATATCTATTTCTGAAGCACATAGTATATTACATGAAACATCTAAAAAGTTAAAGATACAACCTGTTTCAACCATAACTAATGATGTTAAACAGATTTATAGAATGAGAAATACAGGTGAAATAAAATACTAAACACATCATAAATGTATTAATTATTTTCTAGCCATTCAAATCCTCTAAATGTAACATCTGTTATTTCTGCTGAACCCCATGGCATTCGAGGATAATTACTCAATACTAAATTTTCATTGACACAACGAACAATCGCACATGCAACCTCTTCCATTTTATTTTGGTCTTTGTTTGATAAATCTTTTACAATTGATGTTAGTAGAATTGGAGTCATTTGACCAGCATCAAGATCAAATGTTTGATTTTCAATTACATAATTGATAACATCTTTGATTACATTTTTATTGAGTTTCATTAGTTTATCTCGCTTTCGTTTTACCTATAATAATCAATAAGTGCTTGTAATTTTTCATCTTTCGTGTTAAAATTATAAGGATTTTTACCAATCATATTTAATGCTTCATTTAATTCTGATTCTGTAAAATAACTTGCACTGTGGTCACGTAAAAAATTGAATATATCTTCTTTATATCTTGTATTATTTATCATAGTTGCTAAACCCATTATATAACCCCCCTCTTTCATTTAATTTATAAAATTAGTATACTGTATTTATAATAACAATGATAGTCTAAACATATGTTTTGTATACTCTGTATAATAACAAATGAAATTTATTCTATAGTTCATATGTATTGCAAATATGCTTGTTTACATTTAGTTATCATAGTGTTATTATATCTCTGATTCAATTATATGTACTTATGAATAATAAATTTTAGAGGAGTTTAGTAATGACTATTGTAGAAGTAAGAACTAAATTAGAACAAAATTACAACAAACATTATGAAAATGTGAAGACTTTATTTTACAGTGATAAAATGAAAGCTGTAAAATATATTCAAGAGCAGACTGGATGTGATTAAAAAGTTGCTGCTCAAATTGTTGTAGAATGGATGAACAGAAAACCAGTAACATACAATTCACAAAGCAAATCAAACGAAGTTTCAGATTTCATTCAGAAGGACATTCATCAGATTGCATCAGACGTAAGATTTATGAAAAATTTGATAATAATTGGATTGATATTATCTATAATTATTGGCGTTTTAAGTGGATTAGGATTTGCCATTTAATAAAACTGTATTATTAAATTCTTTACTCTTATTGTTCTATTCTGAACTTTCCGACAACTAAATTTTGTTTTATAAAATAAACCATAAATTTATGCAGTCTCCACAACTGCTATACACAGGACTCCACGACCTGTAAAATAAATAGTATGATATTCAAAACATTTAACAGCGATTTAGATAAAATAAAAAGTTTTAATTTAATTGCGGGTAATGAAAATAAAAGAAAAATTTATTGTAAAAATTTTAATAGAGATCTTAATGAAATAAATAATAGTATTCATGAATGTATAATAAGTAAAAACTATGAAAAGTTAAAATTGTGTATAGATTTGAAAATGAAATATGAAAATGAGTTTGTTACATTATAGTAACAAACTCATCTATTTTTAACTCCCTTATAATTGTTTTGAAAATTTTCCTTACACTTTTAGGTGATGTAAATCCATATCTTTTTATTGCATTAATAAAAATATTATAATCCTTATATATTATAGGAAATTTATTTTTAACCAAATTCGTAATGCTTTTAACATTTATATCATTATCATAAAATTTTGATAATATTACTAATTTGCCTGCATAATAAATTTGATGGTCTATATCGTTCAAATAATTACCAAATTTCTTTTCTCTTGATATAACGAATAATGTATCATATATATTATTGAACTCCGAATGCAGAATATTAGGATTTTCTTTATACCCTTTCTCCAACAATCTATTATATACATCACAGTCTAATACAATTGACGATAAACATTCTGATAAAGTTCTATAATTTACATTGATATAATTTATATATGGAAAACCACTATCACTTTGAATACAATGACAAAATTCATGAAGAAACGCATATTCCATATCATACAAAGATTCTTGTTTCTTTATTTCAATTATGTAAGTATTAGGATGATCCATATTAACTCTATTTACTGTATTATTTAAATACACTATAATATCGGTCTTATTAATATTTTTATATTGATAGTTGGTTATTATTTTCTTTGCCTTTTGTGAAAGTGAATCTATAAACTCTTGATTTGTCATTTGTATTCTCTCTTTATAATTGATAAGTAATATTTTATCATATATTGACAAATTAAAATAGACAGAACTTTAGTTCGGATAGTAAATATTATTTTTAGTAATATAAAAAATTTATCAAAAATCACTATTACACTGATTACAATGCCATTGTTTGCCCATCTTTTTACTTGCAAACCCAAAGATACCGACGGACATCAATCTACCTGTTGTTGTGATCTTTTTTGTGTTTGTGCTGTGACAGTATGGACAATTATCTATAAACATCTCCTTATTTTTAGATCATATGTTCTGTATTGTAAAATGCTCACGACTTTGATATGATTATTTTAGTCTATTACAAAAGTTTGGAGATGACATATGAAAAGATTTTTAGAAAATAAAATTGTTAAAATACTTAATACTTATATTAATCCCCTTATAATTGGTGGTATTTTTTCTGCAATGGGAAATTGGAATTATAAAAATGATATTTGGTTTAAACAAAAACTTGTCTCATTGATTGCACTATTCCTAATATATGCTTATACATCATATAAATATAGTAAGCTGGATAAAGAAAAAGATTCTGAAATAAAAGATTTAAAAAATAGACTTGACGAAAGAGACAAAGAAATAGAAAACGTTAAAAAACAATATAATGCCAAATTACTATTATCAGAAGAAGAGATAAAAAATTACGATAAAGGAATGAGAGAATTGGCTGCTCTATTTGCTGATTCTCATAGTAGTATAAATCTTTTATCTAAACAAATATTAAAGGGAAATCGAACCTTAGATGTATGGAACTTTAAGAAAGTTGCTACGGGTATTTGTAATGGCATTTACACTCTTTTATGTGAGATCTGCAAACCATATGATGACTTTACTGTTAATATAATGCTCTCTGATATTTCAGCAACTGGTTCTAAAAGAAATATTACAATGATAGCACATAAGGGAAAATATGAAAAATATCCAGATAAATTTGAAGAAAAATTACTTTTAAGTAAAAATAAAACCTTCTATGCGGTTAAAACATATCTCAATAAAGATACTAAAATCAAAATATTAACCACAAAAGAAGAGGTTAATGAAAATTTTGTTTATATAGACGAAGATCACCCAGATTATAGCCAATATGTTGGAATACCTATCGTTTGTTCTGGTAATAAAATCGTTTGTTTACTACAAATTTGTTCCTTTGGGAATAATAAAATAGCTAATAGTAAAACAGAAATATTAGACATTATCACAAAATATATCAATCCTTTCACGCACTATGCGTTATTAGCATATAAGATAGAAAAAGGTTTTATAAGTAGTTTTTCAATATTAGAAAAATTGGAGGAAGAAAAAGTAGATGCTAAAAAAAATAACAAGCAAGCAAATTAATAAGATTTTGCCAGAACAATCAAAAGAAGATGCTATTGCGCAAAGTGAACGGTATAGAATGGAATATGAACAAAGCAGAAAACAAATTGATGAATTTATAACAGAATTGGAACAGCTAAAAATCAGTTTTGGGGAAATAGAAAAGAACGAATAAAAATTTATTCTAACTATTTCATCTTAAAAATTGTTTATACTAAGTTATTGTTAATTTAATAGATATTAGAATAAAAGACATTTTGATTAAGATGTCTTTTATTCTAATATGTTATAATTATAATTTAAAACCTACTCCCGCAGTTCCCACATTTCCATGTTTTACCTGCATCATCAACAGCCCCTACCACCCCAAACGCAGCTGTCTTAACGGCTCTGGTGGTAAGGGTTATCTTGTTTATATTGGTTGAACCGCAGATAGGACACTTAGGGACGTTGTTTACTTTATCTAATACCTTTTGAGTCATTGTTTTGAGTTTTGCCTCTTGTTCCTCTTTGAGTTTGGTTTGTTCGGCTTCTTTTCGTTGATTAAATTCTTGCATTTGATTTTTGCAGTATCTATCACGTTTTGTTAGTTCCTCTTTTTTTAAAGAATGACCTAACTTATTTTCAATCCATTTGATTCTTTGTTCCCCATTCATATTAACAAGTTTTATTCCCTCTATAATACTAACTTTAGTAAATAAATTACCACAAGCTTCACAATTTAATGTGTCATCAAGTGCTATATATCCACAATTAAAGCATACACCTTTAACTCTCATATAATCATTCTCCATTTATCTCTATAATGGGGCTTATTTTATCATATAACTACAAGAACTTCCACAGTTCTTATGTACTACTCCACATAGTACAAAGTAACCATAGTACGATATTCAAAACATTTGATAACGATTTGTACAAATGTATTGAATAGATTTATATTTTACATGTGTTAGATTGAAAAGAAAATTTATTTATAAAATTTTTATATTTTACTGATTGCATATTTCAATAAAATGTGTATAATAAAAGTAAGAGATCTATATTGATTTCTATGCGGTAAGTTTCTACCATGTAAGTGAAACATTAAAATAGCGTGTGAGTCCCCACCAGCAAAAGGGAAATGAAAATAGCGTGTGAGCCTACACCATAAAAAAAGGAATTAAAATAAGGAGCTGGCATTAGTCAGTTCCTTTTATTATACATAGGTGAAAACATGAAGGTATGTAAAATTAAAGAAGATTATATTAAATATTTAAGAACCAAAGAATGTAAAGTTTTAACAAATAAAAATGAGAAACGTCCCTATATTGGAGTTGTATATATAATAAACAATGTAAATTATTACATACCATTATCTTCTCCAAAGCCAAAACACAAAAAGATGAAAAACGCAAAAGATTTCCATAAAATTAAAAATGGCGAATATGGTGTTATAAATTTTAACAAAATGATTCCTGTTAATAAAGAATGTATTATAGATTTTGATTTTAAAGATGAACAGGATGAAAATTATAGGAATCTTTTGCAGAACCAATATAAAGCATTAATTTCTATAGAAAGTGTTGTAATAAGAAAATCTGAAAATTTATATCGTTTGTTTCATACTGATGATTCTGAATTAACAAAAGCAGATATTGCAGTAAAAGAAAGATGCTGTAATTTTGATTTATTAGAGCAAATGTGTAAAGCATATATCGAAAAATAGCTCTTAAATGAGTAGAAAATCAAATATCTTTTATCCCTTTAATGGGTAGAATAAAGAGACATCACAAAGATGTCTCTTTTACATTTTAATTTAGTTTTTTCAAATTTTGAAAGGTTGTGATTAAATTGTAAAAGACTCCTTGGATAGAACTTCTACAACTATGCCGTGAATATGTATTTTCATATAAGCGTTTTGTTTTAGATATTTGATTAACGACAGTGACTTAGAAAAAATTGCAGACTACTATTCTATATAAGCAAAAGTGAAAAAATGTCAGAAAAAGAGACATTTAAAAGGTGTCTCTTATACTTTGAAAAATTATTATAAATAGCAATATTTTAAAATTTATATATCACCAAAAAGAAACTCTGTTGCAATCTTTATCCTACATTGTACAGATTCATTGTCATTAATATTTTTGCCGCAATATTTATAAAATTCATCGTTATGTGTCAATTTAAAAAACCGATCCTTTATATCCAACGGAATATTGTCAATGTTATTTGCAAAAGCCACCATAACAGAATCACATACACCAGAATTTAAACCATTTTTTATGTGGAACGGTCTTCTCCCCAAATTATGATATATAGCTGATACAACAGTTGTAAAAAGATTAGTTTTCTCATCTCTTTCAGTTTCGTCAATATTTCTATGTGCTTCAAAATATAATGTTAGAAATTCATCCATTGGTCTTTTATATTGTTTATAGGTTTCATATAAAGCAAAAAAACGCAGTATTAACTCAATATCACGTTGCCTTTTTCTATCGTTTTCACTAGTAATAAATGATTGCCATTCTTTGTTTTTATTTAAATTAATAAGAAACTCATTAAAATTACCTGCACAAATACAATTTCTAATTTCTTGCTTAGTTAAAGGAGTGCCGCCTGTATTAAGTCTACGAAAAATCTCAAAAATTTTAGGTAAATCACTATCATCGTTTACCTTTACTGTTGTTATTGGCAATGTACGGTTTAATAATTTTCTTTTTATGGAAGGATCAAAACTATCGAATGTTTTATTTTTATAAGGACTATCATCCGCTAACCCAACTAATCTGAATTTAAGAAATTTCTTATTATCTTCATCTACTTCATCAGGCTTTATTGCACCTGTAAAATAAAGTATGCTTTTTGTTCGTTGTTGACCATCTATTATATATTGATATTCACTAGCATCCTTATAAAACATAAGTGCTGGAATTGGTAGGTTTGACAATAAGGATTCTATAAATAGGCTTGCCTGACGTAAAGTCCAAACAAATTTTCTTTGAAAAAATGGGATTTTCAAATCCTCTGTTTTCCATAAGTCAATTAAACTTTTTACATATAAATCTGCACTATTTGGTTGTTCAACATCAGAAATATATTTATTGTCTTCTATTTCTAATTCGTTATTCTCATCTAGCAAATTATCATTGAAATCTATGGAAACTGTGTTTTGCTTTTTATTTGCTGTATATGATACTACCTTTGTATGATTAAGTTGAACATCTCCAGTAAAAGATGGTTCTATCTCCCACATACCTCTTTTAACACTTTTTATAACACCATAATTTTTTAAATATGTCCTCGCCCATGCAAGTTGGTATTCTAATTCACCTCTGCCCAAATTTTTTCCATGCGGTTCGTGAATTACATTATCGGGTAAATTTAAATTTTCAATAATTTTATTATAAATCTCTTCGTTAGTAGCTGAGTTTCCCATTTCTTTTATCGCTTCGTATGTTGGTACAATTAACTCTGTATATGTAGGACTAAGAATTTTCTTCTTTCGTGCCATAGTATGATATCCTC